ACTACCGAAGGCGGCGGTTCTCAGACTGGCGGCAGCGGTTCACAGACAGGCGGCAGCACCGACAACACCCAGGGTGGCGGCGGCTCTCAGACCGAAGGCGGCGGTACTGGTGACGGAGAATAATTTTTAGTCAAGAATTTGAGAAACAGAGAATTAACGTTCACCGCGCGTAGCGAAATAGAAAATGCCGACAGAAAAGCAAAGGCATTTATAGAAAAATTCTTAAATTGGCTTTCCCTTCGGACGCCGAACGTTGTTTCTCAAATTCTTGACAAGACAAAAATAAAATCATTCCTGATAAATACTTAGATTGATGAAAACGTTCTATGACTCGCTCACTAGTCATTTTCGATTTCGGATGTACTAAAACAAAACAGGTGATACAATCTAATGATCATATCACCTGCTTTGCATCATGATGAGAGTGATTCCGTTGGGTTCACAACTTCGTCACTATAATCGTCAGAAATAGAGATGCTTACATACACACTGCAAAGATAGTGATAACATTTTTATATACATAAAATTTTAGCATTATTTTTCAGAAATCAGAACATTTTACATTTTTTTAATAAGTTAATGGTTGTTTAAAAACTTGCACGAGTGAATAAGAATGAGTACATTTGCACTCGTCAATAGCAAACTCCACTTTGTGTTGGTTATTACTCAGTATGATAATACCTGTGTTCAATAGGTTTCAAAATATAGGGGATTGATTAAATCGGTGGAGCGGTTTTTTCTTTCCCCTCGCTTTTTTTTCTTAATGAACAAGAATCTAAGATTAAGACTGGCTTTAGAGATGTTCAACAACAAAGAGTTGCTGAAAGCTATAGCTATGTTCTTACTTATCCGCAAGAGATTAGGTTCTAATGTTCTCAAAAACTATAGCATAAACAAGTTAGTTACTTTAACAGGCGCACACGCACGCACGATCAAGAAGCGCATACGTGTGTTGTCCCAGTATGGTCTTCTCACGATAGAGGGAAAGACCCTCGTATTGCGTTCTATTGTTTCAAAGCACGCAAAGCGCAATGTAAAGTTAGGCGAGAGGAAGGTGGAGTATTCTTCTCTTAAGAGTGTAGAGTATTCTCTGCAGGCAATCTTGGTGGTAGTTATTCAGAGCAGAAAGGATTTTGCACAAAGAACCATTCGAAATGCTCATGGTGCCAGCCACGACTACAAGGTCGTTAAGGCTGCTCGTGATGCTGCACGGAAGTTCGGGTTCGGATTTGAGTATGTCGAGAAGGGTCTATCATACAAGACAATCGCAAAGAAACTCGGGGTGAGTATCAAAACTGCGGTCGAAATCGTCAAATTTGCAGTAAAACGCACAATTTTGAAGAAGACAAAGCATTTTATCTCTGAATATCTTCCTAAAGTAAACTTTATGGAAGTATTAGATTATAACTTTACTACTCGTAACTATGGGTATAAGGTTATGGCTAACACTTACTCTGTCTCTCCCTCCTTAGCCTTGGTATAATTAGATAGTAAAAAGTGCAGACTTTTAAAATTGGAATTAGATATGATTAAAAAACAAGTTATGAAGAAAATTAAATGGAAAATTGCCGCATTCGTGGCATGGGTTGTAATAACCCTTATGGTTGTAGATGTCGGACTTAGAGGCGTAAGCAAGGCAGATACGACGACAAACATTGTAAGTGTAGCAGTTCTTTTGTTTTGGGTTCTGTTTTCGGTAGCAACAAATTGTTTAACATTCAAAAATAACGAAAATGAAAAGACAGATTAAATTATTGTGTGTGTTGTCGCTGTTTTTCTCAGCATTGTGTTTAACTTCTTGCAGCGAACGTGTTGATGCAGGTTCAGAGGGTATTCTCGTTAATCTCTACGGCTCCAACAAAGGCGTTGATGATGTGAGTCTGGTAACAGGTCGTGTGTGGTACAATCCTTTTACTGAGGAGGTGTACGAGTACCCTACGTTTGTTCAGACTATCGACTACCCTGCGTTCACCATTAACGCAAAGGATGGCTCTGAGTTTACCGTTGACCCTACTGTTTCTTTGAAAATGGTGGGGATGGAAATGCGCCAAAGGTCTTCAGGAAATACCGCAAGGAATTGAAGGATATTATCAACGGCACTTTATTTAACTACGTAAAAGACGCATTCCGCATTCAGCTGAACAAGTACACAACTGACCAAATTGTTAGCAATCGTGACTTGGTAGAGAGAGCTATTGAGACGCAACTTAGTAAGGCCCTTACCAAAGAACATTTTCATCTTGAGCAGCTAACATCTGGTCTAAAGTATCCAAGTTCTATCGTTGAGGCTGTTAATCAGAAGAATAAGGCAATACAGGAGGCACAGCGAGCACTCAATGAGGTCGCAGTAAAGAAGGCTGAGGCTGAGAAGATGCTTGTGCAGGCTCGGGCAGAACGTGAGGCTAATGAGCTAAAGACTGCTTCACTAACTCCTGCTATTCTCCAAAAGATGTGGATTGAGAAATGGAATGGCTCTGTTCCTCAGGTCACTACCGGAGGGAATAATAGCACATTTATTGATATTAGTAAATTGAAATAGGCAAAGTTAGATTTTTGGTTTTATTCCCAAGGCATTCATGGTTCGTGAGAATAGTGTTTGCCGCTTGCTTTTAAGATTAATCAGAAGAAACAAAAAAACAGGGCAGTCGCAAATCACGACTGCCCTGTTGCCGTATTATCTCGTTCAAGTTTTTCCGCTATCGCTGTTCTAATCCAAAGCGACTTGTCGGGAAGCGACTGGAGATAATCGTATGTATCTGCGTTCACCCGAAGTGTGATGATATGCTGTATGCTTTCCCTGCCCTTGCTTTTTCGCCCAGCCCCTGGGCGTGAGCCTCCTCGCCTTGATGTGCGCATTTTCGACACCTTTCCGTTTCGTGTCACGTTGTACTTAAGTATTAGGTTGTTGGTGGCTGCATCGTAAGCCTCTGCTGTTTTAGCCTCTGCCGTGGCTCTGAGCATAGCTACAACAATATCAGCCAGCTGGTCTTTCTTGTCGTATAAGATTTCAGTGTCGTCCACGCAACAGATGTCATCATAAAAATATACTACTGCTTTCTTTGTCATATCGAAAATAAAAAAAAGTGGGAGTTGGTTGGACTCCCGTTGCCTTCTCTTATGAAGAAAAACCGATTATAATGCTCAGGATGAACATGATTAGAATAAACCACTCTTGCTTGCTCATGACGCACCTCCTTCCTCTACTACTTCGATTGGTTTGATGTCGCTCACAGACTCGTCTTCAGTGAAAAAAGAAATTTTCATCGTCTCGCTGACGTATGCCATAGCGACTACTTCGTTGAGGCTGTTCCTGATGATGCAGATGTCTCCACGCACCTCGTTCTGAACCTTGAGGTATTTTACCACTGCGTCCTTTACTGCGAGAGGGTTCATGACTCTCGTAATCGTCTCCCCCGACTGGGGGAAGACGAAAATAAACTCTTGTTTCTTCATGCTGCCTTGATTTTAATTGTGTTGTTGTTGTTATAGCTCTCGATGAGTGCTGCGCTTGAATTGACAAGTCGAAGCACCTCCTTATGCTGCTTGCTTATCTTGTTGCAGCAGCCGTATGCCTGTATGACTTTTCCGCTTACAAGGTCGAACTCTACGGTCTCCACTCGCTTTCCGTCCTTGTCACGTACAGAGAAAATCAAAGAGTTCTTTCGATTGTAATACCCACAAGCGAACACGCAATTATGCATTGCCTCTCCCTCCTTGATAAACTCATCAACGGATTTCAGCACCTCGCCAGTAAGTTCTCCGTCCGAAAGGAAGATACCGAAGAATTTCTGCTTCTCCTTGACGTATCGCTCGTTGTCTTTGAGTGCTTTCTTTCTGCGCTCTTCCTCTCTTGCTCTATTCTTCTCTGTTTCCATTTTAGCAACATACTTGTCGTGCGCCTGAAGAAGATTGTCTGGGCATACATAGAATGGGTTGTGCGTGTCCTTTCCGAGATAGATAAGCGCACTGATATAGTCAACATACATAGATACATCGCTGATGGCATAGCCGTGACGGATAGCAACCTTGTATGCTGCCATATAAGGCTCTGTGTCACGCACGTATCTGTGGGCGTGCGCAAACAATGCTGGCGAAGCCTTGAAAAGAGTCTCCTCGAATGGGTCATTCTTCGATAGTATCTTGTATATCTCTGCTCTATGCATTTCCTGCTGCGCTGCTTCCATATAAGGCTCGCAATACTGGTATGTATCAACGAGAGACTTATTGTATAAGTATTCGTAAGGTATGTCGATGCGCTGTGGGCGTATGGTAAGGTCTGACGAGTAGGTAAATGCATCAAGACACCAACTCATCGCACGTCTACGTGACAGAGTTGTCTGCCGTGAACCTTTCTTGTTCCATACCTGTTGCACCTCCCAAAGGGAGTATGATACCTCACGTTTGCGGTTGCGGTGTCGGGTGATGCGGAAATACCTCATTACCTGATAGCCTCTGTAGGCTTGATTGATGACTGCGTATGTTCTGTCGTACATATCGTTGTACTCGCACGTTCCGTACGTCTGCTTGATGAGTTTCTGCTCATCACGACTGCAAATGCTACCCAGCTGGCTGGATAGCTTCACAATCTGCTCCTCGTTCTTGGTTCTTGGTTTCATAACTCGAAATGGTTTTAGTCGAACAGGTTTAACTCGATGAACTTTGCCTTAGACTCTGCTTTCTTTGCCTTTGGTGCTGTTTTCTTCTTAGGCTGGGGCTTGGCTGGTAGTGGCTTCGCCAGTACTGGGGACGAGGCCTTTACTTTTGCTACAACATTACCCTTTGGCTTGCAGTCCTTCTCTTGATAATAGTGTACTGCCCAGTTCAACACCTCATCATTGTCTATCGCTGCGCAATTATTCTCTGCTTGCTTCTTCGCTTGCTCAAAGATATACTTCACGCATTCGTCCATAGACTTGTCCTTGTCCTCGTAGCGAGCCTGGAAATTCTCGTCCTTTGCAGCCATATCCTTTAACTGCTCTGTAATGTAATCACGTAACTTTACCATAGCTGTTTAATTGTAAAATTGTTCAACCTCGTTCTTGCAGTCGAGTGCGTACTCCTCTGCTTGTCTCTCTGTCGCTCCGTTGCTTATCGCATACTGGTATGCGTCCGCATAGATGTTTGATAAAATTTCTTCCATATTATTTGCGTTTTAGTTTGTGGCTGCCACAAACATTGCATTGTGGTGTGCTGCTTTTACAGACTCAGCCGATAATTTCTTAAAATACCAAATCATCCGAAAGTACATTCAGGTTGAACATAACTACAACCTCTCCTTCTCCCTCGTAATTTATCGTAACAACAAGCCTATTGTCATCATCCTCACAAATATACTGGAAAGAGTTTCCAATATATATATCCTTGTACTCGTCTTCTGTGATACGAGATAGGATAGTGCCGGCGAATATGCCTTTGTCTGCCTCATTCTTATTGATGAGTGTAAAGAATACGTTGTTATAGAAGATAGTAGCCTTGACAGCCATATCCTCCACATACCCGAGATATGTGCCTTTTCTCGTTATGCACTCCTCATTGTCGAATACTCTCCGTATGATGTCCGACTGGACGTTAGTTTCGTCTATAGGTGCTGAAATCAGTGTGTATTCTGCAATCTGCTTGTCTTTTGGTATAGCTTTCATAATTGTTATTTCTTTATTCTCTGCAAGCAAGTTGACTTGCTCACTTGTGTTCCGTTGACTAAATAATATCTCTCTGAATGCGGTGTCCTTATCTGAACAAAGGTTGTGCGTGCGATATATCTCACGTTGTTCTTGTCTGAATATCCCGCTCCCTTGAAAAACTTAGTTATTATTGCCATGTTCCTTGTTTTTGTCGTTGTGATATACTATTTCGTCTATCTTATACTGCTCATCGAAGTCTGTCACATCATAGAAGCACGACTGCTCTACATAGTAGGTAGCCATGTTCCTGAGGTCGTGGAGGCTTGATTTCTTGTAGTCCTTGTTTGGATCAATCTGCTCAAGCCCCTTATTCTTCTGACAATACTCAATGAAATCAATAAGCAAACGTCTGTCTGCTTCCTTGCGTGCGTTGGTATATGCGCTTGCAAGTACTGGCATTGCAGCGATGGCTGCAACTACCAGTAAATGGTTGATGTACTTCTTCATAATCTTATCTGTTTTCTTATTCCTTAAAATTGTCGTTGTGTCTTCCAGCGGCTACGCCAAGTGCATAGAATACTACCGCTGTGAGTGCGAAAAATGTAATGTCCATAGCTTTGTCCTTTCTTTTTATCGTTATACGTTTGTAGGCGTTGCGGTCGTGAGCCGCTGGAAGCCTTTTGGATTGCCTCTACGCCTTTTGTTGTGCGGAGGTGTACGTTTCCGCTGCCCTACCTTTTTTGTCCGCTTATGCACGGCTCGTTGCACTTAACGTTGTTGCTCAACGTGTGGTTTATTTCAATCTCACTCCACACAAGAGATTTTGGCTTGCAGTTTTACGAGTTGCCGTAAACTCGGGTTCGTTTATTCAGGCTTTTTCCTTAGCCCCATGCTCTGCCCTCGCATCGGTCTTTTTACGGGTTTTTCTCCCTCGCTCTGCATAGCGATACGGCTTTTAGATGTTTTGCTCATCTGATATTAAGGTATATCACGCCCGCATTTCCGACTAATAATTTTATTTGTGTGGGTGTATTCCTCGGAAATCTGCTAAAGTGCCATTGTCCCACTTGATTAATCGTTCGGCAGGTGGTCTTGAACCACCTGTGAGCCTCTATACTCTTGCCGATATAGCTTGTTACATCTTGCCAAAGTAGAATATCCTCACAAATTTGTAAAATATCTCTTTGTCACATAGGTGGTACAAGTCTTCCAGTATGAAATCTTTGCACTCGTGGTTGCCTTCTCTGAACACGTTTTGTATTTCGGCTGGTGTCATATATCCGCATACAAGCCAGTAAATGAACATAGCTCCCAAACTCTCGTATTGTCCGCTCTCGTCGTAGAACTTCTTTTGCTGCTCGTAAGTCTTGTCCTTTCTCATAGTCTTATTTTATTTAATCGTTTATTTTGTCAACTATTCCTTGCATGACAGCAAGTTTGTTTAAGGCCTGCGAAGATAGTGTAATACCGCATATCTTCGCAGAGTTCTTGATATTCATCGCCTTATCCAGTAAAGCGAGAGTGATGATACAAATATCATCGCTTGAAAGTGTTATTGTCTTCATGAGTTTTATGTTTTATAATAGTTCCACATTCAGCAAGGGGAGGGCGCAGCCCTCCCCTTATCTCCCCAAGGTTTTGCTCCACCTTCTTCTCATAGTAGCATTCAACCTTATATCCAAAGGTTCGTGTCAATACTTCAACCACTTCCTTTGCCTTAGGGAAATACAGGTTCATTTTAATACTGACATTTTCAGCACCGAATAGTCTTGTACCTTTCTTTTTGTAGTGTTCTGCCATACTCTTTGCCTGGTCCGTGCTATACAGAAATCCCCATAGTATTCTGTCTTTCTTTCCGTCTTCTGTTTCTCTGTCGGAAGTGAATGCTGCGAGGACGTTTCCGTCCCAAATGTCAATACGTTCTTTGTTTCCGTTTTCTGAGAGAGTAGCCTCTCCGATTTTTGAATTGATTGTAATCATATCTTTATCCTATCAAATGTATATATCCAATACTTTTTCTAACTTTGTGCGGTCGCATTCAGGAAACCAACTGCAAATGGTTTCAAGTGACCACATATAAGGGTTTGTGCCGTCGTTGAACAATATGAAGAACAATTCAGCATATCTGCCAAATGGGCGTTTGATGTTGTGTGCTTTATAATAGTTCATGTTACTATTATAAATGCTTAATAGTTCCTCCTTTGTCAATTTTCTGTAATCAATCGGTTTCATGTTTTATCCAATTAAATTATTTACTCATTTTTTCTATAATTCTATCAAGTGAACGTTTCTCGCTTGGTTCGAGTTGGCAAAGAAAACTTCCATTATCATGGTAAAGTGTACCACCAAATAGGTTGTCCTTTTCCAAGCATTTGTTCACTCGGTCAAGTACGTAATATAATACCTGTGCCTGTTTGTCTGTCAATTCGATTTTCATGTTGTTACGATGTTTGCTCCACTCTGCATTGAAGGGCTTGTGACCTACACGTATATAAATGTACATACGTGGCTGCATTACGGCAACTATCGGGTGACATCTCTGCCATGCTCCCTCCGCTCGGCTAATCGTAACTACGGGCTTTGCGTTCTTCGGTGAACCAGTGTAATACTGAATTCGATTGCAAATGTAGTCATAAACCATTACACGTGCAAGTATTTTGGCAAAAAAGTGTAATTATTTAACCTACGTTTACATAAAAAGTGTGATGTTTAACATAACATTACGTAAAATTCAAGTATGTAGTGGTATAATATTAATTTTATCAGAATATTTGGAAATTACACAAAAAAGAATTATCTTTGTGGAGTAATAATATAATTTACGATAAATATGGATATTAAAAGAGTAATAAAGGATAAAGGCTACACTATACAAGATGTAGCAGGTATGATAGGGGTAAACAGAGTTACCCTAACAAATACAATATCGGGGAACCCAACCTATAGAAAAATGAAGCAGATTGCTGATGCAATAGGGTGTCAGGTCACAGACTTTTTTGCGGACGAGGACAAGAAAAGCGACTTCGCCAGCTATATCCGCTATAAAGGGATACACTACACTGCTGACACGATTGATGAATTCCTGAATCAAGTTGAGGAGATAAGGGCTATAGCAAAGTAACAATATATAATAACATCTAACAATTAATTTATGGAAATTTTTATTATTATTGCGGCATTAGCGTTTATCGCTTTTGCTGCAAAGGTTCTTTTTAGTACTACTAAGGACCAAGCAATGTCTTCTAATCCTATAGATGGTATTAGACCTAATGGAACAATGGGGTTTGAGATTGGTGATAGTTATGCTTTCTGTAAGTCTCGTTTCAAACATTTAAATTTATCTGTAAATGAAGACAATTTTGAAAGCGAATCTTACAAAATGGGAATATCTAACTATGGAAATCAATATGTAGTTTGGGGTGTCAATGAGTTTGAGAATATAAAAGAAGTTTCCTTCTGTTTTAATACAAATTGTAAATTGTCATCTATTTCTATCTATGCGGACTTATCTAAGATGAGCAAGAATGATATGTACGGAATACTCGTAAGCAGAATATCTCGAGTTTTAGGAATAGAACCATTTATATACCTTAAATACTTCTCGAAGTGGTCAACAGGTAAGGCGGATATAACGCTTTCCATTTATCCTAACCAATATTGCCTAAATGTAGATAGCTCTGTTGTCATTCAGATAATTTAATGGGCGCAGCCCCACAGCAGGGACGTGAGGGCGCAGCCCCGCCCCCACGTTGCCTTATCTCCCAAAGGTATTCTTCTCTCCCTTCCTCATCATACACAGATAACCAGATAGAAACACACAAACAGAGAATACAGAGTGAAGGAAAGAAGAGAGGAAAGAAAAGAAGAGGAAAGGAAAGAGGAAACAGCAGAAAAACACCTTCTAAAAGCCTTAATCCTATTTTGCGATAAATTCTGCGCAAACTTGGAGAACAAGCCTGGAAAGCAAGAAAATGGCTCTAAAATGACAAGAAAACGCCCTTAAACGCCTCATAATTAGCGAATTTGAAGAAAAACACGACCAATTACCCGAATATGCTGAAAATACGAGAGTTTTGGCTTGAATGATAGCTGTATTACGTGATGAGATGGTATTTTTCATCATTCCTTGCGTGCGTGCGTACCTATTAATGCGACATGATTTTTTTGACAAAAATGCTCTATGATAGAGAAAAGTAAAATATTGTTACAGAAAAGTTGTGTTCACTCTTGGGAGGAGGTGAAACTAAAGTGCTGATAATGAGGTGTGTAAGTTTTTAGTGTAAAAGTGCAAAATGTTTACAAAGATAGACGTTTTGAGGGGTGTTTTGATGGGCAAAGCCATGATTTGTGCGCCGACAAAAGGACTTGTGGGAGGAGGAGGGGAATGGGGTAGGGCTACAATGGAAAAAACGTGGGTCAAATATATATATATTTGCCGACACAAATACATTGGTAAATTAATAATTGCAATTATGAAAGAAATCTTGACGAAAATCCCAAAGAATTTAGGCGGTGCATCTCCAGTTCTCGGTGTTCGATGCGAATGGATAGCCACTGCGGCAATGTTGGCTGGCGGTGTCGTTTCTTCTCTGTTCGGTGGTGCAAAGGCTCGAAAGGCAGCACGACAAGCGGAGAGAGAGCGGAAGTACAGGGCAGCGGCAGAAAAGGCATGGTATGACAAGGAGTACAATACCGACTACATCGACACGAAGGCTGGGCAAAACCTGATGAGGCGTGCGCAAGAGGTTCAGGACAGCTACGTCCGAAAGGCAGATGGTGCGGCTGCTGTTGGCGGTGGTACTGCTGCGGCTACAGCAATGGCGAAAGAGGCGGCTAACAGGACTATGGGTGACACTATCGCCAACATCGGGGCGAAAGACACTGCAAGAAAGCAGCAAGTAGCTGATGCGCACTTCCAACACCAAGTTGGGCAATCTCAGGAACGTGAGCAAGCCGCCATGCAGACCGCACAGAATACCAGTGAGGCGGCTCAGAATATGAGCAATGCTCTGTTCAAGGCGGGTATGAACCAGTTGGGTTCAGAACCTAAAGGGGCTAAGTCGCTGAATGACAGCCTAAAACCAAGTGACATGGGTAGCCGTGATAACACTGGTATAACATCTGCCCTCGGTGAAAGTGCGGATGCAAGGCTTAAGAAGGTCACAGAGGACGTTGATGGGCTGTTCGGATAGGCTTGAGGCTTCGGAGGGAGCAGGAGGCAAAGACGAGAGGAACGAGTGCCAAGAACATGGAGAAGGAGGCGTACACAACCAAACCCAAAGGGGCACCCCCGTTGACCACCGTTTCAAACTATAGTAGATAAATACAAAAATAAAAATGCGACCCCCACCCCCATCTCCTTTTTATTTCGGTTTTCCGATTTTCCCCACCCCTTATTTTCGGAAAGTGTTAATGAAGTTAAACTTAAAGATTATGAATATATTTCAGAGATTTATAAAGCGAATTGGCGGCGAAGACAAGGTATTGCACTTTGAAACTTGCTGCCTGATCACGATGGTTGTTGCTCTTTTGAATATGAACGTGCTCGGTCTGGGTACTACAGCTTCGGCAGTATCAGCCTGTATGATTGCGGTTATTGCCGGCATATTGAAGGAGGTATACGACTATAACACATACTGCTTGTTTGACAACAAGGATATTATAGCAGATGTATTTGGTGCATTTGCTGGTTTTTTAATCATTATTTTAATTGGATAAGATTATGACATTTAAAGAAGCAATAAAGATATTGAAGAAGGAAGGTTACTGCGTAGAGAAAGTTGGAAGACCTTGTAGTCCCAGTTCCTTTTTTACTGAATACGAGTCTCCTGAAATTTGTGAAGCTATGAAGGTTGTTTGTTCTGCCGGTTATGGCATCAGTATGTTGCCCAGCTGCTTTAATGAACGCAAGTCTCGTTTGAGCTTGGATCTTGCAGAGAATTGCAATGCACCTGTTTCTGGTAAAGAACAGTCAAAAGAAGGCAATCCTGCCCTTAAAGAAGCAGCCTCCCAGTTCAACGATGCTTTGTTGGATGAGCAGGGAAAGAAGATTAAGCGCTTCGGCAAAGAGATTGCCCGACTCAACAAGATTATCCACAAGAAGAACTTGAAGATTGCAGAGAAGGACGAGGTGATTGACGACTTGGGCAAGGAGTTGAAGGCGCAGAAAGACTTGGTAGGTCATATTAGTAAGCTACGTGATAGTGCCAAGATTAATCTTAATCTTCGCATGAAGGAATGCGAGAAGTTGAAAGAGAAGTTGGAAGAAGCAAGCAATCTGGTTAAAGAGGTTCGTAAAGGTTCTAAGGAGTATCGTGAATACGGTATTGCTGCTGAAAAGATGATTCAGAAATTGGCTAAGATAATAGTTAGCAAAGGCCTCGTTCCTTCTGATGTCTTCGAGAAATGTCGTCTTTGGGCGAATGGCTACAGATTCAACCCTCAGCTTCCTGAGCTTAGCAAGGACGACAATGGTATCTTCTACCATATTGCTGGGGTTGATGTTGCAGAGGAAGGCGCTGACCATACTGGTGTAATGGTTCTATGCGGTAAGGATTTTGCTAAGATTCTTAAAGAGGACAAGGAAGCAGCAAAGGAACTTTCAAAAGTTCTCAATGACGTTATAGACCGATTTCTTCTGTTTGGCGAAATTATTATTAAAGAAGAATAAGCTATGCCAATAAACAATAACCAGAATACGCATATGAACAAAGGGAGGGTGACTATAACGGAGCCTTCTCCTATGGTTCAGCAGATGGCGCAGCAGAATTACGCCATGAAGAATGGAGGAGAGCTGCCGATGCAGGGTGCGCCAGGAGGAGCTTCTACACCTGTTGCTCCTCAGCCGATGGATATGAATTTCTTTGGTGGAAATGGCGGTGCAACTGGCAAGTACGAGGCTCCAGCTAAAGGTGCTTCTCCCGACTTGACTCCAGACAGCAAGGCCCCCGACCCAAAGTACGGAACAGGTGGTGTTCAGTTTGTCAATCCCTCTGGTACAGACAAGAATGACTTGAGTTCGTTATCAGCAGCTTTGAACTCGGCAGGAGTATCTTCTCCTTCTTCTGGAAGGGAGTTTAAAGCCGATGATACAAAGAAGGATGGCGGTTTCTTTGGCTGGATAAAGGGGCTTGCTCCCAAGTTTAGGCCTGGAAGACGTGATGGAGAGACTGACGAAGAGTACGATATGCGGCATACACAAAATATGCAGCGTTTGGCAACCTTTGCGGATGCTATCCGTCACATGGGTAATATCGTGAACACTTATAAGGGAGGTCCTTTGCAGCAATTCAATGACCCTACGGACTACCTCTTGGCAGGCTACGAGAAGCGCAAGGCGGAACGTAGACAGCAGGATGCAGCTGATGCTGATGCGGCTTACAAGCAGGCAACTCTCAATTTGAAGGAACGTGCGACTGAGGCTAAGAACGCCTACGACCAGTTGAACCTGTTGCTTAAACAGAATGGAGTGGATCTAAGTAAAGACAAGTTCGACTACCAGAAAGCCAAGGATGCTGCAGCCGCAAAAGCTAAAGCCGAAAAGGATGACAGAGACTTCAAGTACAAACAGGAGCGCGATAAGGTCAAGGACAAACAGGCAGAAAAACGTCTTGGCATTGCAGAATACAATGCTACCCATAAGGGACGAGGAGGTGGAGGCCGCTCTGGAAGTGGCAGTGGCTCTTCTTCCAGGAAGTATTGGTTTGAAGATAAAAATGGAAAGATAAGGTATCAGCCTAACAAGACTATGTGGGAGCAGGAGTATTACCGTGAGTACGGCAGGCTTCCACAGGGTGAGTCCTCGACCTCTGTTACGACAAAGACTACGAACTACAGGACCGGCGCAGAGGTAACGACCACCACAAGAAGAAAGGGTGCATCTGTTACCAGTCAGGCAGCAGCTTCGCAGAATGCGGCCAAGAGAGCAAGAAACAAACCAAAAAGTACTCAGAAACATAATGCCCTGAATAATTGGTTTAAGAAGAATTATAAATAAACATATCATAATATGGCACGTGATAGAATAGATACAATGTACGATGCGCTTGTTTCGGACGGGGCGCAGATCGGCACAAGACAACAATTCAAGAAACTGATGCTTGCGCCGGGCAAGGAAGGCTACAGAAACCGACTCGGCTTCTATCAGGCAATGAAACAGGACGGAGCGAATATCGGTGATACTTACGAGGATTTCGGAAGGGCACTCGGTCTTCATGCTGTAAAGCCTCAGCGAAAGATAAAGCCAGTAGCACAGAAGCCTATGACCACAGCACAGAGGGCAATGCAGGTTCCGCATAGGCTAAAAACACAATTAGGCAAGGCTCCAAAGAGTGCCCCAAAGGGTGCTTCTCCTTTCGTGCAGTCTTTGTATGAGATTGATGAAGCGCAGAAGGGAGCAGGTTATCCAGTTGACTATACTTCACCTAAGGCTACCCAGCAAGTGTATCAGCGAAATCAGCGGATAAGAAGACAGGCGGCAAAGACTGCTGCAAAAAAAATAAGCAGACAGGCAAGTCATGCTCAACCTATCATGCAAACAAATACACCTGCTGATACTTATATAGGTAAGACTGAGGGGCAGTTGATGGACGAAATGAACCAAAATGCAAACGCTTTGGTTGGTTCTGAAATGGGCGATTATCTCGATAAGGTTATAGGAGACGAGTTCAAGGCGGCTCATGCAAGAGGACTTGCAGCGTTGAGTGCAAACAGTGGAGTTCATGGTACTGGTGGTGCAGACTGGTGGATTGGTGAAAGAGCTTACCAAAATCAAATGGATCAAGATAAGCAGCTTCAAGAAATCACAGGGAACATACAGAAGAATATAGAAAGTATCTTCTCTAACCCAAAGGTTAAGCAGAGAGTGTTGTCTGATGCTCAAAAACTCGGAGTTTCCCCAGAGACATATATTGAAAGTTCACTTGCACCAGCCCTGATAGAGAAAGCCGGAAAACAATTCAATAATACTCAGCTTAACCGCATGATGGCAAAGGGTGCATCTGACTATATTGCAAGCGGCATTCTTAATTCTCTCACTGGAACATTGCTTACTGGTCTTACTTCAACTAAAAGCCAGAGGCAAATGCAGCAGCAAGCAGATGCAATGACAGAAGAAGGGTTGAATCCAAACTATAAACCGGGCACTTGGGCAAAAGCAGCAAAAGGAGCTGTGGCTTTTGCAGCAGATGCGCCTTTGTATAATCTCGCAGGTGTCGGAGCTGGAGCTTTGGCAGAAAAGGTTTTTGGTAATGCAGCTCAGCAGATGGCGAGAACGGCTAACCAGTCTTTGAGACAAAGAGTGCTTGAAGGTGTAGCAAGAGGCATTGTTCATGGAGGAGCTACAGGCTTTCAATATGGAGCCATCAACGGAGCCGTTCAGAACTATTCTACTGGAGAAGATACTTCGCTTTGGGGAACTTTGAAAGCAGCAGCCAAAGGTGGATTGGAAGAAGGCGTTAGCTTTGCTACTATGGAAGGCATGGGTGGCGCAGTTGGAGCTTTTGGCCATGGCATTGGTCTTAAAGGAACGGAAAAGACGTGGAAGCAGAGAGTTAACAAAATGGGGCAAAAACTTACCTATGAGGGCATTAAAACTGGTATGGAAGGTATCGGTATGGCTACAGGTGGGGTTGCTTCAAGCTATGCTAATCATATTCTTACTGGTGATGACTGGCACGGTTTCTCTACTGAGGGAACACTTGAATCTTGTGCGAGTGCTGTCATCTTTAAACTTACCCATGCGAAAGACTTATTCAAAAAGGAAACAGATAGAAACGGCAAGCCATTCAGCTTTACCAGCAATATTGCCCAAAAGGCTGCAAGATTTTTTTTGTCTGGCGAGGCAAAATCAGCACCTCATGTTTTTTCTGACGAGGAGAAACATCAGTTGTTTGCTGCTGGTTCTGAGTTAGGAATGAAGCCTATGGAGAATATTGTCAGCTGGGCAAAACAGGCTAAAAAATACAGAGCTGAGGATATTGAGAAGAGCGAGGATGGTTCTGATCTACTCAATAACTATCAGCAAATCATGCTTGACCCAAATGTTTCTTGGGATGCCAAGGCAAAATTTACTACTATGGTCATGGGCACAATGCCTGAGTCTCGTCCTATGATGGACCATATATCCTATGGAACAGAAGATGGAACAGATGGAGACAATCGCATACATACTTATAAGACCGTGAACGAGTATGCTGCTGACGGAACACTTTTGTCAAAACACAGATTTGACACAAAAGACAAGAGGGAGTCTATCATTTACGAAATAGGTGTAAGAAAAGAGGAGTTGCGTTCTAAGAATGCTCTTGCTCTGTTGGTTGGCTTAGATAGAAACAATTATGACTTGCAAAATTCTTTCTTTAAGAAGAATGCGAAAGACTGGGAGCAGGTTCAAGAGATTGTTGAAGGTATGCAAACAGGCGGCTCAAAAATAGACCATCAGTTTACGGAGTATGTATTAAATTCTGAAAGAGGTTCTTTCTTGCCTATCGTTGATGCTGTGGCAAGCAAAAATGGTATGGATAGAGAAAGTATGCTAAAGGCATTTGATAAAGACCCAATGAAGCGAAGTGATGCAGAGCAGAATGCTTGCGTTCAGCTTAGAAAGGCTATAGAAATGGAAGTGTTCCCGGCAAATAAAGTTCATGAAGAACAGAGTGTCATGGATGGTAAAGATGTCGCAACAGACAACAACCTTGGAACTGAGCAGCCAAATGGCGGTGCAGTTAAAGCAGAGCTTGACGGGCTGAGACAGTCTGAGGCTGAAATGGATGAGCTTATGCGTGATAATGATGTATTCGGTCAGAATTTCCAAAAACTGAAACAACAGGGTTTGACCAATCCGCAGATTTATGACTGGATGGTTCAGCAGGGAGGTTTGACAGTAGAACAGCTTGAACCATTTGCCCATTATATCAATGCGAACGCAAGAGTGCAGGGTATGCAGGAGGCTACCAAGAACGCCATTGACGAACAGGTTTCTTCTTATGTTCAGGACTGGTCTTTCCACGGAACATTGAACGGACAGGAAAAGAATGGCGAACAGGCGATTTACGTGCAGGACAGCAACGGAAGAACGCTTCTTGTTGGTACTGGTGAAGTGGCTTTTGACACCACTACAGGAAGGGCAAAGGAAGGCGTTGGTGATATGCTTGTTTGTCTTGACCCAAAGACAGGCGAGACAGTATATGTCAAGTCAGACGAAGTGAAGTTTGTTGGCACACAGAGTACAGACGATTTTGCTAATGGGTATCGTCAGGAGTTGCAGATGAAGAACTCTGAGCCTTACAATCAGGCAGCGCAGGAACAGGCGATGCAGGATGCTGCAAAGCCTCAGCAGGAAGTTCAACCAAAAGAAAATAAAAATGGAGAAGAAACAAAACGTAACACTAATGCAGGTATTAAAGAACCTCAACAAAGCGCAAAAGAAACTACTGGAAGTGATGCAGAGGCAGCAGAAAATAATAATACTAAAACGGTGCAGACCCAGCAAGTAGAACAGCCTCTTCCTACACGAAAATTTGCTGATGGAACAGATGTTCCTATGATTACTGATAGCAAGGGAAGACCTACACCAGACTATGAGAAAATGACTCCTGAGCAGAGCGCAGAGATTCTTACTGAGGACTTCGGGGAGAATGCCGATAAGGTGGTGGACGGACAGATTCAGAAAGCAGAAAAGGCTTTGAAGGATGCCGAGAGGATAAAGGTGGACTATACCGCCGAGCCTAACGACATTATGGAGCAGGAGGCTTTGAAGAAAAAGACCGTTGAGGCTGCCAAGAAGCAGTTAGAGCACGCTCAGAATATCAAAAAGACTATGACTGCCAAGAAGGTGGCTGAGACTGTGGGTAACACAGAACAGACTGAGGGTGCTCATGAGGCTGGCAGCGTGGCCGCGCAGAAGTTTGAGAATGCACCAAGACTTGTGGGCAACAAGCGCACACGTATGCTGGCAGACGGAGAAACCAAGATCAGAGGACACTATGAGATTGTTCCGGCTGAAAGTCTTACTCCTTCTCATGATGTGAATAATGGCTACAAGAAATCTGAGGGATTCCCTACCGATGCAGAGGGAAGAACCGTAAATGACCGTGACTACGAGCACGACAAGGCGGCTCAGCAGAATACGGACCAGATTGCCAGGAAGTATAATGGTATGGCTATCGAGCAGGTGCCAGTGGTATCTGACGAGGGTATCGTATATGATGGTAATGGTAGAACTATGGCAGGGCAGAAGGCGGCAAAGGAAGGTACGGATGGCGAATACATCAACGACCTCTTGGAGAATGCCGAGAACTTCGGCTTCACAAGAGAACAGATTGAGCAAAGCGGTATCGAGCACCCACGTCTGATTATGGTGACAGATGAGCGACTGCCGTACGATACAGCTACCTTCTCCAAGTTCAACAGAAACGAGAAGAAGACGCAAAGCAATACCGAACAGGCAGTAGCCAAGGCCAAGACGTTGACTTCTGACGAAGTAGGCGCTATTGTAGCCGAGATTGAGGGAAGCGGTTCTCTCGATGCTTTCTTTAACAATTCCAAGGCAATAAATGACTTGGTGAAGACGTTAGTAGATAAAGGCATCATCGGACAAAACGAGGTGGCGCAGATGATGGATAATCCCGAGCGACTTTCCGCACAAGGCAGGGAGTATGTGAAGAACCTTCTCCTGGGTTCCATCTTCAAGCCAGAGACTATCAGAATGCTTGGCATCGACTCTGCGGTGAAGAACAAGGCCGTCAACGCCATCCGTTCGGTAATGGACAATATGAAACTTGGCGATTACTCTCTTCGTGACGAGATTGATCAGGCTATCCAGTTGCTCTATGAGGCAAGACAGGGTGGAAACAAGGTTGATACACTTCTGAGAACACCGGATATGTTCGGTGAGGACGCAGCAAAGCGTTACTCTTCTATCTCTCAGATGATGGCTTTAGCTTTGGAAGGTAAGGTATCTGATTTCAGAGATTTGCTTGACGAGTACAACAGAATTGCCGCTTCAAGAAATACTGGCGAGGGCAATATGTTCGAGGCTGCTCCTACCAAGGAAGAGTTGATAAACGAGTATTTAAACTTTAAAAAATGGCAAGATTATGGCACAGGACATTCAGAAAATGAAGGAGGCAATGATGTTTCAGGCATTCAAGAACCTAAACAAGAAACATCAGAAGGAAATGGATCAGCAGGAGAAGGAGCAGAGCCAGAACGACCAAGAGTAGAAGAACCAGACGACTTAGTAAACAAAGAACTTGAAAGTCGCATCAAGGTTACTGATGAGGAAACCGAAACTCCATCTGAGAACGGTCCTATCACAAGGCAGAAGATTCTTATTGATAGCGACAAGGAGGTTATTAAGGTTGACGAGCCTAACGATAAGGGCGAATACACCGGTTCATACTACGAGTATGATGGCAAGAAGTTTGGCGACCTGAATGAGGTTGTCGAATATGTTGACGGTAAGGTAAAAGAAAAACCTCTTCCACTCCTTCCAAGGGAAGAGAAGTCAGACCCTCAGTTTAACCCGATTGAGGCTGCTGCCGCTGAATTTAAGAAAGAGCATCCTCTGACTGAGGAGGAAATCATGAAGTCTGACGTGGATGATTTATCCAAGGATATGGCTTTGGACTATCTGAACGGAGAGGTGACAGATGATTTGCACCGTGCAATCTACGAAAGCATCTATGCTAAACGTAAGGAATTGAATGCTGAGCCAAAGGTTGGCACTTCTAAAACAGAACCATCTGCTAATCCTATGGAAGAAATCAAGAATGCAGCAGAAGGATTCGAGAAGGAGAAGAAAACGAAAATAGAACAGGGCGAAAAGCCTCAGCAGAAAGCCGACGATGCAGCGGTATCAGCTTCAAACAAAAAGGTCAACGACCTGTGGAAAGAACTTATGAATGCTGGTAAGGATGAGGTTTCTTCTTCCTTTATCGGTCTTAATTCAAGACAATTAGAGGTGCTGCCTAAACTGGTGAGTGCAATGGCAGAGAATGCTTACCTTAGAATTAAGAGAGGTATGCACAATCTTGAAGACGTAGTAAAGGAAATGCGTAAGGAGTTTGCTCCTGCTGCCAAGATTTTCAAGAAAGAAGATGTGGATGCTATCTACCAGCAGATGATGAATATCCGCTATCGCGATGGCGAGCAGCGCATGAGCTTGAGGGATTGGGCTGACTACTACGAGAAGACTTCGCCTAAGCATCAGGAGAATCTGGTGGGCGACTCCAAGACTGCCGAGGAAAGAAAGCTGGCTGAGAAGAAGTTTATTGATTCCGTGAACCTGCAGTTGGCTTTCAAGCATAAGTTTAACGGTATTGTTGAGTTGAGAAAGATAGCTGAGAGAGTTGGTTTGAAGGATATTAAGGACACAGACCTTCAGGAGCTTGCTGAAACAGCTATTGTTAAGCGAGCAAGAGGTATCGCTTCTTCTGAATCAACCAACGATGCGGTGAAGTTTGAACGCATCAAGACACTCTATGAGAATCAGCCGAGCCTCAACCAGAGAGATTCTGAGCGAGTGATGAAGCAGCAGTACTCTACCCCTGCCCCTTACGCTTTCCTTGCAGATATGTATGTGAAGGGTAACGGTAAGGTGATAGAGAGTGCTCTGGAGCCTAGTGCCGGCAACGGTATGCTTACTATCGGCTTGCCTATGGATAAGATGCATGTGAACGATATTGATGCCCAGCGACTGGCGAATCTGAGAAGACAGGGTTTCAAGAACGTGACCAGTCAGGACGGAACTCAGCCTTTTGCAGACAAGGACGTTGACGTGGTGGTAACAAACCCACCATTCGGTAGTGCTACCCCTAAGGAGTATGACGGCTACAGAATTTCTTCTTTGGAAGGACAGATGGCTATCAATGCCTTGGAGAGCATGAAGGACGATGGTCGTGCTGCCATTATCATCGGCGGCAAGACAGAATACGCCAAGAACGGAAGTCTGAATCCGAAGGATAAGGCTTTCCTTGGTTATCTCTATAGCCACTATAATGTGGAGGACGTGATTAATGTGGATGGTAGTCTGTATGCAAAGCAGGGAACCAGCTACCCTACACGTATTATATTAATAAACGGAAGACGCTTGGACGAGAATGCTTTTCCACCAGTAAAGGATAAGGCAAGAGCCGAGACCGTGAAAGATTATGACGAACTTTATAAACGAATTGAAGATGATATACTACGAAGTGAACGGATGGATTCTTCCATCGGAGGAGAAACAAGAAGTGCTCAACCAGAACTTGATCAACAAGGCGCTGCTGGTACTCCTAAAGAGAGAGTACGAGCAGGAGAACGAGGAGGAAGCAAACCAGATGGTGAGCGAGAGCCTGACCTATTTGACTCCGCTACCGTATCAGGGACCCATGATGACTTGGAAAATCAACGAGGAACCGAGCCAAGACAAGATGGAGGATTTCCTGATGGAGATACTGGAACAGACAGAACAGGGGCAGATGTTGCTCGAAGCGAGGGGACAGGAAATAACTCCAATTCCGAAGGACGAGTATTGGAATCAGGAGGAAATGGACGGTCTAACGCTCAGCCAAATGCTGATGGAGCTTCCGAGTCCGGGAGCGGAGGGGGATCACGGCGACAACTACAGCGGATGGACCAGCCCGTACGTGGATTAAGTACAGAGAAAGTTACATACACCCCAAAGAGTGAAAACCCATTCACCCTAAAATCTGTTATGCCTGCCGACCAGCAGGAAGCAGTAAACAAGAATCTCGAAAAGTTGGGCGATGCCGACCAGTTCCTTGTTGACGAGCTGGGCTATAATGATAAGGACGATTTGTATTCTCATCTTGCCGCAGAGCAAGTTGACTCAGTAGCCCTTGCCTTGCAGCAGGCAAAGAAGGGCAACGCCTTTATTGTTGGAGATCAGACAGGTATCGGTAAGGGAAGACAGGCTGCATCGTTTATTCGTTATGCAGTAAAAAACGGACAAATACCAGTTTATTTTACTCAGAAAGCTCATCTGCTGAGCGATGTCTATCGTGACTTGGTAGATATTGGTAGCCCAGAGCTGAGACCGTTTATTTTGGGCAGCAAGAAAGAGGCAACTGTCACTGACTCTGACGGAAATGTTGTATATCCAAAACCTTCTGACGCAGAAAGGGACCGTGTTCTTGCATATATCGAAAAGAATGGTAAACTTCCAAAGGAATATGACTATGTATTAACAACCTATAGTCAAGTAGGCAACGGAGTCTACGAGTTTGACGAGAATGGTGCCCGAAAAGAGAAGAAACTTGCGAAGGGTAAGAAATTCGGCGCTGCCGCTCTCAGCGGACAAAGAAGACGTGATGCCATCGAGAAACTGATGGATAACGCTTACCTTATCCTTGACGAAAGCCATACGGCTGGTGGCAATAGCGGTCAGGGCAACTATTTCCAACACATTATTCAGAAGGCAAAGAACGTTACCTTCTTCTCTGCTACCTTTGCCAAGCGACCAGACAATATGCCTATCTACGCTTTGCGTACTGCCATGAATGAGGGCGGTATGAAATCATCCGACTTGATTGATGCGGTGAAGCGTGGTGGTGCTACCTTGCAGGAAATCATGAGCCAGACCTTGACACAATGCGGTCAGATGATTCGCCGTGAGCGAGATATGACTGGCGTAACCATCGACTGGAAGGCGATTGATGATCCTGAGCGAGTGCAGGAGCAGCGAGAACAGTATGACAGTATCATCGGATTGTTTAATGATATTATCAATTTCCAAAAGAAATATGTTTCAAGTTACGTGGATGAGCGTAATGATGAGCTGGCTGCCATTCAGTCTACTATGGGAATCAAAAAGGGAACGGCTGCCCTGGGTATCAAGAATCAACCTTTTGCCAGCAAGGCATTCAATACCGTTCAGCAGGTTCTTCTCTCTCTGAAAGCGAAGTCTGCTGCAGAACGTGCCATCGACTATTTGAAGCAGGGCATGAAGCCTGTGATTGCGTTGAACAATACCAATGAATCTCAGACAGGCAACCTTGCGCTTGGTGAGGAAATGGACGCACCAGACTTGGGTACATCTTTGAAGAAGGGTCTGGAGGGTACACTTCGCTATACTCAAAAGGATGCAAAGGATAATAGCGAAAGCGGCTACATCAAGCTTTCTGATTTGGGCGATGAGGCAGTTGAGGCTTATCACGAACTGGAGAAGAAGATTGAGCAGACAAGTACCGGTCTTTCACTCTCCCCTATTGATGTTATCAAGAACGAGTTGCAGAAGGCAGGTTATAAGGTTGGCGAGCTGACCGGTAGACAGACCGAGTTTGTTTATAACGATAACGGAACTGTTACCAAGGTGAAGCGTGCTGATACAGACAAGAAGAAACTCGCGCGCGAGTTTAACGATGGTAAGATTGATGCGCTTATTCTCAACAAGAGTGCAGCAACCGGTATTTCCCTTCATGCTTCGAGCAAGTATAAGGACCAGAAGAAGCGTGTGATGATCGTGGCGCAGCAGCAGCTTGACGTAAACGATGAGGTTCAGATGCGTGGACGTATCGACCGAACCGGTCAGGTGGCTAGAGGCGCATACGAGTATGTGGTTTCCCTTATCCCTGCCGAGCAGCGACTGCTGATGATGTTTAAGGCTAAGTTGAAGTCACTTGATGCCAACACTACTTCTTCTCAGAAGAGTAAGTTCAACGAAATGGAAGTTGCCGATATTACCAATAAATATGGTGATAAGGTAGTTCGTGAGTATATGGCAGAGCATCTTGACCTTTATGCACTCATGGCTGATCCATTCGGATGGGAAAAGAGTAATGGCGATGATTTGTCTAGAATCGACCCACAGACTCTTGTTGCTAGCGGTGGCGGTGTTGGTGATGGCGAAGCTGGTGCCGATGCAAGCAAGTTGCTTGGGCGTATGGCTCTGCTGAGAGTTTCTGAGCAGGAGAAAATGTTGCAGGAGATTGGCGAGCTTTATGCAAACGAGATTCAGCGACTCAACGAAATGGGTGAGAATGACCTTGAGATTACCGAGCTGCCTTTGAAGGCTAAGACTCTCCACAAGGAAGTTTGGAAGCAGGGTGCAGAGCCGGGCGGCGACAACGCCTTTGCAGACAACACCTATATAGAAAAGGTGAACATGGCTATCTTGAAGAAGCCAATGAAGTCTTCTGAGGTGAAGGCTTCACAGGATGGCTTGACAGGCGGCAAGACTTGGGAGGAGTACAAGACCGAGAAGAAGGCTGCCGTGAAGGAGTACTTCGACCAGAAGATTGCGGACGAGACTCAGAAGTATGAGGATCGTGCAGTGAAGGCTGCAACCAAGGCCAAGGAGAAGTATATCAAGGATGGCAAGAAGGGGCAGGAGAAATCGGGCATGAGCGATGAGCAGATTGAGAAGATGGCTGGCTATCAGTATGACAACATCTACAAGCAGGAGAAAGATAAGCTGAACGATGTGATGAAGAACCTGAAAGCCAAGGCTGAAATGTTTGAGCGTGTGCTTGATACCTTCGATACCAACCAGACTTTCGTTCTGCCTACAGATATGAATAACCCTAACGAGTTGAGCGGATTCGGCAATAGTTACGGTAGACTCATTGACATCAAGATTACTGATAACTACTCGCCTAACGCCTCTACGGTTTCATTCGCTACCTTGGATGGCAGAAGAAAGATTACTTTCCCTATTGCCGGCAAGGTGGGTTCTGGTGAAAACAAGGTGGATATTATCGGTTCTATCGACCGCATGACCAAGCAGGCTGCCAGTATGGGCGATAATCATATCAAGGTATTGAACCAAGACCTTAATAATTGGGATAGACTGACCAGCAACGAGAGCCGCAAGGATGGTTATATCGTGACAGGTAATCTGATGCAGGCCTTGGTTGACAGTAAGGATCATGGCTTGGGCGGTCAGTTGGTGAAATATACAACTGATACTGGCGAGGTGAAGACTGGTATTTTGATGCCAGATAGATTCGACCCTAAGGGCTTAACTACAGATGCGCCTATCAACAGCGTGACCGAGAAGTTTGAGCTTTCATCTTGGCATGGCGGTATTGACGAGGTTACTTCATCGGATGGTGAAGTAAAGGTGAAGCGCATAGACAACAATCGTGGAAACTTCTACGAGCTTCGTGTACCGAAGAGCAAGGCGAAGGGCGGCAAGTACTTCATGGATGAAGATTTGCTGAAACTGGTTAATGGCAATAACTTCGAAACAAGAGGCAACAATATGCTTGCTGAGTTTAAACCAGAGCAGTTGAAGCTAGTACTGGACCGCCTGTCTAAGATGGGCGTGAAGGTGCAGGAGGAGCGCAATACTTCTGAGGATGAAGGCACCCACTTCCGTGAGGACCGAGGTATGCAGTATTCTAAAACAGATACAAAAGATGTTAAGAAAGGTAGAATCATTCCCGAAGATGTAGATAAAAATGTATCTTCGCAGATTGAAAAGAGATTCGATGATGAGGTTGAAAGACTTTATGGGGATTCTTCTGAAAAGCCTAACATAGAGAAAGAGGCTAACAAATATGCTGAAAAACAGTATATTGATACTTTTGAATATGACAAAAAAGGAAATCCTATTCAAAAGTATGAAGGTCTAAAATCTGTCATTGACTCTTTGGATAGTAAACTTAAAGATATAGAACAGAAATATGGATTCGACAGGAAATCAGACATCAACGAAATCAAAAGTGCTATTGGAACCGAAACAGCCGAAGGAAATGACTCCAGAGGAATGGGTGGAGTTTCACAAGGGGATAGTGTGCGAATATCCGGCAGAAAAGGGGTACTCTCAGATTACAAAGAAACGGCGCTCTCTTTGGCAGCAGCTCAAAGAGCTAAAGAATATCTTCTCGAAAGATACGATAATATCCGATTAAAGTATGGCCTCGAAGACGGAGATTGGGCTAGCAAAGAACAGGTTGAAAAGATATTTAACGATTACAACAGCGATGCTGATGTTAAAAAGATTTTTGACCGCATTGCTGGTTTAGTTGATGTTCTTGGAACAAAGTTGAAAGGTGAGGCTTATACAAAGGTCAATGTAGAAGGGTATTATTATCACCCAAAGAACTACATATTGATTGATACAGATTTATTATCAGCCATTCGGTTCGGCAAGCAAGAACTTGCTTCTGCAATCTGCCACGAAATGTTGCACGTTGTGACATCTGACATCATCAACCTTTACCGAAAGGGGTATGGCGACTTGCTTACTGAATCGCAAAGGCAGGCAGCTAAAGAGGTTGTTGATTTGTATGATGAGATAAAATCTTACTTTAATAAGCATATCGGTGGGACTGAGCCTTACGCACTAACAAATCCAGCCGAAATGATAACCGAGTTGGCTAATCCAGAATGGAGAAAGATAGCGGCTCAGATTCCTGCTCAAAAAGGATGGTTCAGAAGAGCTTTCAATGCTATAAAAAAGATGCTTGGATTCCACGTAGACACAACGACTGATCTAGACAGACTTGATAAAGCATTGGAGAACGTAATCAGAAATCTTGATTACGAAAGATTCCAAAAGGGCGCAGAGCTTAACGATGAGATTGTTAACAAAAAGGTAACAGACCCAGAGGAGCTGGACCGCCTCAACAAGGAGAAGACTTTCAGAATGTATAGCGGAATGCAGGAGGTGGATGGTAAGCTCTACTCCCCTATGGCTGCTATCATTGACGGAAAGCGTACTGATGCTACGGAGATAGGTGCTTGGATGGGCGCAGACGAGCGACCGGACCTTGTGAAGAACGGAAAGTTTACCCTTGTGAAGACTGACAAGAATAAGGGTGTTGGCGAGGGTGATGTACCTGCTGCCTACAATCCTTATATGCACACTTCCACTTCTATGATGAACGATCTGTTTACCGGTGCTTACGCTAGAGGTAACATCAAAGTTGTGGAATGGGAGATTCCAGAAAGCGAGAAGACTAGCGGCTATCATGCCGAGGGTGCTAAGGATGCTGTGGGTCTTGTGCCTTGGCATTCGGGTTCGGTTAATAGTTTGCTGCCAAAGGACAGACAGAGACAGGTGATGCTTTCACGCTGGAGAAAAGCGGTGAGAGTGGTTCCTGATTCTGAGGTGGCTGAGAGTATCGCAGAGCAGTTGAAGGGCACTGGCTTGGCTATCCCTTGGAATGTGGTTACTCCTAATCAGGTTAGGGAGTTGGCGAAGCTGGGCGTTCCTATCACTACCGTTGAATCTGGAAGACAGGCTCCTGAAACCAAGGAGAAGTTCTTGAAGCAGATGGCTGAACTGGAACAGGAGTTCCCTCAGGCTAAGTTCGTCAACGTAAAAATGACAAAGGATGCCTACAAGGAATGGGGCAAGAATGGCGGCACCAAGTTCCGCACAGATAACGGCGAAAGCAACTACCCTGCTTCATCGGTTGAGAACCATATCGAAAAGGTGGCTCAGAAGACTGGCGCAAAGGTGAACATGGTTTCATCGGTTGATGAAATCACCAACAAGGCAGCGAAGGCTGCTATTGAGGATGACAGAAAGATAACTGGCTGGTATGACGAGAAGACTGGCGAGGTTCATCTTTACATGCCTAATATCCACGACAGATATACTGCCGAGAAGACCATCTGGCATGAGGTGGTTGGACACAAGGGAATGAGAGAGTTGTTTGGTGATGAACGATTCGATAAGTTCCTTCGTGAAGTATGGTATGACTTGGATAAGCCTGAGAATGCGGCTTTAAAGAAGCTGGTGGATGAGGAGAGAAAGTTCAACCCTCTGAATATCTATGATGCCATTGAGGAAGGTATTGCGCGACTCGCCGAGGATGGCAAGGGTGAAGCTGGCTTCTGGAATGGTATCAAGAATAAGGTATCTGATTTCCTTCATGAAATCGGTTATCGTATTGCTCCTAATACTAAAGATGTGAAGTATCTGCTCTGGTTGAGCAAGAACTTGCAGAAGAATCCAAATGATCCTTATTGGAAACTGAGAGCCGAGGCGGTGAAATACCGTCTCGACCATGAGCGTATGCCTGCTGTCGTGGCGCATGATGGCATGTTCTACGGAAATGACGGAAAGGTTAGAAGTATGGATAATCTTACCAAAGCTGAGTGGAATGAGGCTACAGATGGTGAGATTCACTTCCGTACTACCCCAACCGCAGCTACTGCCCTTGACAGATACCATCGTTCACTTGACGCTCATGGCTATATGGCTACGGAGAGCTATATGGATAATATGCTTTCCTTGAAGAAGTTGATGAATGCCATTGTTCCGGATAAGAAGATTGAGGATATTGCTTCTTCGGAGAATCCTTATATGCTGCAGAACACCATGCAGGGTGCGATGAGCGATGCGTCCAAGATGTTCGAGATAAACATCATGAGTCCTTTGGAGAAAGCTATGGCTGGAGTACTCGATGCCTTTGAAGGCAAAAAGACAGACGACAAGATAAGAAACTTCAATCTCTATATGATTACCAAGCACGGCTTGGAGCGAAACCGTATCTTGTATGTGCGTGATGCCTTGAAGTATATGCGCATGAACGAGAAGACTAAGAAGTTAGCTGATACTGTGGAGTTCGATTGGAACAACGAGAAAGCTACCCTTGACGAGAAATTGGAGCGTGGAGACATCGACTTGAAGACTTATTATGAGCGCATGGACGATTTCATCCGCACCTACGTGGATAGTGACAATAAGTTTGATGCTGGCGAACATGACTATTCGGGTATTCACGCTATACAGGAAGTGGCGAAATCTTCTGATCCATACGATGATGCAGAGGCTATTCAGAGCGTGATGGATTCGGAAGCGAAGATGGAGAGTATCAAGAAGGGGTCTGTTAAGGACTATTGGGATAAGTTGAAGGCTGCCACCCAGTATTCTATTGATGCTGACTATAAGAATGGTCTTATCAGCAGAGAGCTTTACGGTCATGTTTCTGATATGTTCAACTGGTATGTGCCTTTGAGAAAGTATGATGAGGCTACTGCAGAAGATACTTATGGCTACATTACTGAGCAGGGAGACCCGAAGAGTTACATCGGAAGCACGATCATGAGAGCGAGAGGACACAAGTATCTGAGTGAGACAAACGTGCTGGCGCAGATTGGTGCGATGGGTAACAGAGCTATCAAAAATGGCGGTATGAACGCTATCCGTCAGGCATTTGCAAGATTCGTAAGAAACAACTCGAACAATAATCTTGTGACGGAGACTAAGGTTTGGTACGCCGATGACCCTATCACTCACACCACCGTGGAGCGTTACCCAGACATTCCCGAGAACGCTACGGCTGATGAAATAAATCAGATAGTAGCAGACTTCAATATGGAAATGAAGGATTTGGAATCAAAGGGGTTGGCGACAAAGGTGTATAGAAGAGGAAGAATCGGCTATAAGTTCCAGAGAGCGGAGAACAAATCGCAACATATTGTTGATGTAATGATTGCCGGAAAGAAGCATAGCTTTGTTATCAACGGCAACCCAAGAGCAGCGCAGGCTCTGAACGGAATGCTGGAGCATAAGAACGAGTCATTGGTAGGACGAACTACTGCCGCCATATCAAGATTCATGGCTCAAGTCTGTACTTCATATAACCCAGAGTTCGTGATGCGTAATATGATAAGAGACTTTGAGTTTGCTTCTACCAACCTGCTTGCCAAGGAAGGTATGGCATACACCAAGACTTTCGAAAAGTATTATGCTCAGGTTGGACTTATCGAGGGTATCAGAAACACTAAGCTGAGTGATTTTAAGAAAATGACAGGCTTCGGCTTGTTCTCTAAGTACAGAAACGGCACACTCGACACTTCCGATAAGATTCAGAGATACTTCAAGGAGTTCATGGAGAACGGCGGTGAGACAGGCTGGGTTCAGATAAAGAGCATGAAAGACCTTACTTCCGAGTACAAACTTCATGTAAAGACAGAGAAGAACGGCAAGGCCAGAGTATCAAAGAATGTCTTTGATTTTATCTTCAAGAATTTGGAAAACGCCAACGAGGTTGCAGAGAACTTGGCTCGCTTTGCTACTTATTGCGCGAGCCGCGATGCTGGCCGTTCGACTGTTCGCTCTGCTTATGATGCCAAGGAGGTTTCTGTCAACTTTAACCGACACGGTTCGGGTAATGCCATCTATTCGTTCAAGAACGGAGAGATGAGTAACGCTAAGACTGCAAGAAAGAATGTCTATGGTTTCTGGGCTTCTTGGTTTAGAAACTCGTCAATGTTCTTCAATGCAGGAGTGCAGAGTACCAACCTCCTGATCAAGAACTTCAAGAACAACAAGGCTGGAACGATAGGCTATATCATGGCTGGTCCAATGATGAGTGGTATGGCTATGGCTCTTATCAACAATATGCTTATCGCCAGTGAGGATGAGAAGGACAGGAAGGGAGTGAAGGACCCATACGGAGAGCTGCCTGACTATATCAGAAGAAACAATCTCTGTATCTACGTAGGAGGTGGCGAGTTTATCACTATTCCGCTTGCTATTGAGGAAAGGGCTTTCTATGGTCTGGGTGACTTGGCGGCTGGTCTTACTTTCTCGAAGAATATCAGCGGGCAGAAGAACCCTGCACTGGATGCTGTAGGCTGTATGTCTCAGCTGGTTCCTGTGGCTGATTATCTTGGAAATGCCTCATTCGGCAAGAACCCCGGAGAGGAAACCATTAAAGCCATTGCTCCATCTGCAGTTTCTCCTATCATTGAATGGCTCTTTAACTCAGACTGGAAGGGCGCTCCTATCCATAGAGAGAATAAGTTTGACGAGAACCAGCCATCTTGGATGCTGGCCTACAAGGGTACACCAGAATGGCTCATCAATATCAACAAGAAAGCAAACGCATGGTCGAACGATGTAGCTCCTGGAAATGAGAACATGAAGGGAAACGATTTCCTTGATGCTGCGACAGATCCATCTTTGCTGCAGCACTTATATAGTAGTTATCTTGGAGGTGCAGCCACCTTTATGGAAAGAGTCGGAGGACTTGTTAAGAAAGGTAATGACACAGAAACAAAGGATATTCCTTTTGTGCGCTCCATGTTCTATACTCCAAGCGAGCAGACAAGCCTTCAAAGAACCAAGAGTAAGTGGTATAACTATTTGGATGAGACTGAAAAGATGATAGCGAATGCTAAACGCTTGAAGTCAAAGAAAGTTCCTTTGGATGAGCTGGTAAAGAATTATGGCGACTACTACAAGTTTAAGCAATCAAAGGGAGCTGAGAAGATGAATGTTATAGAAACGGCTACCAAAGAAATGAAGCGATGGAAGGATCTGCGCAACAAGTCGAACGATGCAGAGAGTATCAACTTTGCCAATCAGAATATTGATTATATTATGATGAGGGCAGTGAATGAACTCGACAAGTTGAACTAAACAAAAAGGGAGTGGGCTTAATGCTCACTCCCTTTCTTTTCTATATATCAATAATCTTCTGACTCTGCTTCTGACTCTGCATCCGATGCTGCATCATAAGCATCACTAAAACTTCCATCTTCCAATGCTGCCTGAACATCTTCTACATAAGACTTTGTGTTATCAAGTTTTTCTTGCAGTTCTTCTATATGAGAAGATTGTTCGTTGATAACTTGTTTGAGAATAAATATTGAATCCGACTTAATATCAATCTGATGATGCAGTTCTTTTTTAGAAGGGCCACAAGAAGCTAAAGAAAGCAAAATAAACAGTATGGTTATTTGTTTCATAATTACAATCGTTAAGTGTTGGGTTTCTTGCAAAAATACGAAAAATACCAATAAGTTGTGCGCTATTAGACTACTTTCTTTGCAGTTTAGACTGATACTAAATAAGTGGGCAAGATGTTGCTCACACATAAAACACTGATACATAACAACTTAAATGCTGGTATTTTTATTTTGAGCATAGTTAGGAAAGGGGTGAAGTTCTTTGTAACTTTGCAACAAGTTCAATAGTGAACGAAACGATTAATCTATCATTTATTATGTCAGAATCAAAAACTTACGTATTCGGGGAGAATGGAACCAGCCAAGGTGGCGGTTTGAATAGCATTCTTGCTATGCTCCCAGCACTCATGCAGAAGCAGGGTGTAGATCCAAGTTTGATTGCTCTCTGTAACGGAAAGGGCAATGGTGGCGGATGGGGCAATGATTTGTTTGCCATCTTGCTTCTCTTCATCATCATGGGTAGAGGTAACTTCTTCGGCGGTTCCAACTGTGGTGGCTTCATGCCTAACGGACAGGGTGGTGTTGCTCCTATGATTAACAACGACGCCAATACGGCTGTTATCATGCAGGCAGTTCAGCGCAATGGCTACGATGTTCAGTCGCTCGCTACTGCTCTCAACACTACTACCGGTAACGTTATCGCTGCCATCAATGGTGTAAGCAAGGAGATTTGCGGTGTCGGCAACCAGATGGGTATGACAGCTAATCAGGTATTGACCGCCATCATGCAGGGTAACAACGCAATCGCTACTCAGTTGGCAGAATGCTGCTGCAAGACCAATAACAGCATTACCGCTATGGATGGTAATATCAAGTTGGCTATGTGCCAGCAGACTGGTACTTTACAGAATGCCATCAACAACGTGGCAGTAGGTCAGGAGCGTGCAGCTTCCTCTCTCGCTTATGCTACTCAGCAGCAGACTTGCGACTTGCATAATGCTATCAAGGAAAGTACACAGACTATCGTTGATGGTCAGAAGCAAGCCGAGTTCAGAGAAATGCAGAACAAGATTGATGCACTCCGTGAGGAGAACAGCACATTCAAGTCTTCTGCTATGACTTCTCAGATTATCGGTCAATCACTTGCGCCTGTAAATGCTGCTTTGGCTGGTTTGCAGAGTGAAGTCAACGCAATCAAATGCGCCCAGCCGAATACGGTGACTGTACCATATCAGCCATTCCAGGCCATTCCTAACTGCGTGGCTTATCAGTATGGTTTGAATGCTGCCAACAATGCAGGATTCTGGGGTTAAGAAAGGAGGCCGCTATGTTATGGTTAAGACCTTATACATGGGTGAATCGTAACGGTTCGGCAGCTATCGCTTCTACTGGCGTGAAGGTGAATACTGCCGATGTGGTGTTCACCTTCAAGAACCACGCCTTCGTGAATGCCAACTACAGAGGAACGATTTTCGTAAATCTGAAGCAGGCTATTCCGACTGGAACGACTGGTACGCTGCCTATCCTTTTCGAGACCAACGGTGCAACCCAAGCCGTAACCAAGTTCAATGGTGAAGCTTTGACGGTTGCAGACGTGCCGGGAACTGGAGTGGTTCAGCTCTGGTTTGAGAGAGACACTAACACCCTTCAACTGATGACGGGTATTGTTTAACAAGAATAGATAATAGGAGATTACATTATGTTTCAAGGACTACGAACAAATTCCTTATTTTATGTACTCGACAAGGGCGAGAACCCGAACTTGCAGATTGGTCGGGTAGTTTCTGTAAGCAATCCTCAGACGAAATATCCTACCTTCAACAATGGTTTCACTCCTCAACCTATGGAGACTGTGGTGGACGTGAAGGTGAAGTTGGGTGATGAGGAGGTGGATTTCAAGCAGCTACCTGCTAACGGGCAGATAGCCAACGACAAGAGTCTTGTGGTAAGCGACAACAAGGAAGCCATGAGCGCAGAGGTTGATGCAATGCTGAGACAATCCAAGGCGATACTGGAGAGCGTAGATTACCATGAGAGAGTCGTTAAATCTTGTGAGGGAATGCTACTGCAACTCAACCCCCAGATAGCCAAAGAGAGGGAACAGACTGAGAAAATCAGCAAGCTTGAAGGCAAGGTTTCCGGCATGGAAGGCAAGGTTGACAAGATGATGGGATTGCTCGAAAAAGTTTTGAACAAGTAATCTTCTATCTATTCATTTAAAATCTTATGATTATGGTAATGATTGAGATTAAAGAGGACAAGTTTGATGGCTTGTACGAAAACGTAGAGAAAGGCTTGCGTTACTTCGATAAGGCTATGAATTGCCTGAGCGAAATGAAACGTGACAGCCGTGGCAGATACGGAGAAAGAAGCCGTATGCCGGACTACAGAGGTCGTGGTAGAAGTGGCATGCGTGAATACGACGACTACGATGAAGAAATGCGTGACGGTCGTGAGCGCAGAGAGAAACGTGACTACCAAGACTGGGAGGAATAATAATAACTAACTATGTGGGTTTGGTCACGACATAAATGTCGGAGCCAGACCCATTTAAATTTTAGACGATTATGGCTACAAAATATAGAGAATCGCTTGATGCGTATGATTACAAACCGAAAGAAATGGTTGCATATCTGAGACACAACGGCTGGCACTTCAACAAGAAAATGTGCGAGTGGGCAGTGGCTCAGATGAAAAAGAACGGAAAACGCATTAAGGCAATGAGTAGCGAGAGTGTAGAAGAACTGCTGAGAAAACACGATGTTGAGTTAGAGAACAACATCGGCCATGATGCCTGTTATATTGCCAATATGTGTGTGGCAGACTTCTACGGGAGTTCTATAATGGATGAGAAATCTCTTGCCAAGTTTGTGAAAGACTATGTTGATGACGAGGATCAGCAGGATGGTTTTATCTTTAACCGCTTCTATGCTGACTGTGCTCATAATGGGGTAGGTATTCCTTGGGATGAGATATTATGACAGAACAGGAGATTTACTTAGAGCAGTATGACTGGACGGTGCGTGTGTGTTATCATGCCGGCAGGAATGACGCAATGAGAATAAGAAAGCATCTTCGAGAGTTGGGCTGTCATGGCGTTCCTCTCGAAGATGCTTGTAATCTTATGCTCAAAGGTGAGCTGAATAAAGGGCTTACCTACTCCAATATGGACAAAAGGAAAAGTGTTGTCGTTATAGGGGAAGCCTCATCGTACCCTGAGTGCATCAATAGTATCGGACATGAAATGCTTCATGTGGTTCAGCATATAGCAGACTGTTTCCTCCTTGATATGTATGGAGAAGAAGTGTGCTATCTGCATGGAAATCTGATGCAAGCGAGTATGGATGGGCTAAAATGAAAATACTAATTTTTCGGGATAACCTTTTGTAATATCATAAGCTTCAACCTCCTCTATTGAGGTAAGAGCCATCACTTCTTCCTTATGCTGGTGTGTAACATTGTTGGTCTGCTTGGCATAGACTTCCAGCTCTTTCAACATATACAGAGCGTTGTCAATATTCATTGTTTCACACTCTGTATCAAACCAGATGTCAACGGTCTTTTCTCCGTTTTCTTTAAGTATGTTGGTGGAGTAAGACAGACTTCTTCGTAAGTCAATATCAAGCCAGCGTTTTTTATCATTGAGAAGGAAAGAGTTGACTGCCGATGATTTGTCATAAGCAGTTATCTCGGCAATCTTTTCAGACTTCGCCTGTTCGAGTTTCAAGGCATCCAGCTTTGCAGAGAATTGAGTAAATGCAGCCCTTACTTTGGCTTCATCGAATGTAGCTTTCGGCAGAGTACATTCGTAGCACTCATAAGCATTCATCTCCTTGTTATATTTGGCATTGATGTGATATACCACCATGTCTCCGTACTCATACTTTTGTCTATAACGACCTTCAGGGATAAAGGTCTTGATAAAATTAATCTTTTCCATAACTTAATTTTGTTTACAATTATAAATCCTTGCTTACTCGCTACTTACATAGAGATTAACAAGCGAAAACAGGAATAACCATGAGGCTGTACATCTTGAACCGACTCTTGCTCATATCGGCACTAAAATCACAAGCATCCGTAGCACTGACCTGCGTTGAAGCCCACCTGTATTTTTTCGTTACGAAGTTGTAGTAGTCTGTCGCAACCGTCTCACCATACAGGGTTTCCAACACCTGTTTGATGATACCGATATTGGCTACGTGTACGTATTCCTGGCCAACCGACATGACAAATCCATGCAAATCCTCACCTCCAAGGTTGAATATCTGACCATAGGCATAATCAAAGGCTGGCACAGACAAGCTTCGCTCCTGAGCCTCCTGCCTGATAAGGTATGATGAAGACTCTCCGTTGTAGTAATTTGCATCTTTTATATTATTACCATTTAGCGCAATAGAATTGAACTGCAAGTTCTGCGTACACCACGATGTACTTATCAGTTTTGACGCATTCTTAATATCACTTGTACGAATACAGAAAGTACCATGATTGATAGAAAGCGAAGCGTCTGCCACCTTGATAGCTACTGCGTCATCAGCGTTTCTTCCTGCTGCCACCCAGTCTTCGATGTAATATTCATTTTTGTTTGCATCAACGATAAAGATACCTGTCTTGAACTGATAAAATCTGTAATCAACAAGCCTTTGAGGAGTATTTGCCGTATAGGTTCTCGAGTTCTTGTTGAGGCTGACATTGTATCCATCTTGGTCGTTAATGACAACTGTGTACTCCTTCTTGTATGGAACGAACACTGTCACCTGACCTTTTTCATCTGTCTGATAGGTAGTGGCCTTCTTGTCAACCGTCACAATAACAGGAATACCCTCCCAAGCCGTGCCTACGTTCTCAACATACTTTGTAGCCGTGATAATCACCTTCTCCATACTGTCCTCATCGTAAGGCAGATATTCCACATTGATATTGCGGCTACCCAGCACGGCAGTATATCCTTGAGGAGCGATAGGTTGAGCATTGCCGTATTCTGGAAAGACGACTTGGTAATAGTTGCCTCGGGCAACAATGAATGTAGCCTTTCCCTCTGTATCTGTTGTATAGGTCTGAGGTGTCTTGCCGTTATTGAGGAATACATTAATCTTGATACCAGCCACCTTAATAGAGTCTACAGAAGAGGCAATTTTGACAGTTACTTCCTCGTCAGTATTGACGACATCGACCGACTTGGTTTCTCCGTTTCGGTTTGTCACAGATATTGTTGAGCCTGACAGCTCCACATTACAAGTCTCTGCGCCTGTCGTTGCAGTCTCTGCTGCTTGGATAGCTTTATTTGTGTTATTGGCAGCGGTATTTGCAGCGTTGATAGATGCAGTAAGGGCATTGAGGTCTATCTTGTCAAGTTTGCCCTTGTCGGAAGGTGACATGAAGCCAGCACGTCCAGGAGTTTGAAAAGGTTTGTCTCTCTCGTCACTTGACTCAGAATTAGAACGTGATGCGTCTATTGGTGCCGTGGCTTCAGGGACATCAAGATATTTGTGTGAACCATCGGCAAACCCAATTCTGATAGCTGTTTTAAATGGTGCGTCATCATCGCCATTCCATGCACCACCCCAACTTGGATCGTAAAATTCCAACTTAACCACAGCACATTTCTTCTTGACATACTCTTGAAGGTCGAAAGTAGGAACGAAGTCACCAAGTTTCTCCCATTTTGTTACATCAACAACGCCTGCATCTGTCAGGTCACCAGTATAGATGTATTCTGTATATTTGTTGTTCTCGCCATCCTTGTTGCCCTTGATGATATAGATATGCTTTTTGATATTACGTATATCAGTAGGGAGTTCTGTTACCACCTCAAAGAAGGTAGTGTCAAGATTGCCCAACTGAGAAAGAGGAACGTTACCTCCTGCATCAAGCGAGGCGATACCATTAGCTTTGCCTTTTGTGTTTGTAATTCCTTCCGCTGCTGCGTTTATCTTATCTCTGATACCAGAAAGAACCAATGCAAGTCCCTCTGCGTCAAGATAACTGTTATATGTTTCGTTACTCATATTTATAGCTATTTAAATTAACCAAATGCTACTAAAAAACACTGCTGAATTTCACCGCTATTCAAAGGCTTGGCTACTCCTCCATTGTTATTAAGGAGACCAAGCTTTGAACGGTCGTGGGTTTTGAAGCCTGCTGCCTCTACATTACCATAAAAAGAAGTGTCTCTCCAAATAGTTACCCATTGGGGAACAGATACACCTTGATCTTCGTCGTCATTAGCACCTATTGTAACTTCAGCATTTCTTAGATTAATAAAAACAGGAGAACTACTGTTTGACTCAATACTATTGACTCTATCTATACTATTACCACCCATATCAAGAGTATTCTTCATGCTGTTGCCTCCATCCAGCCTGAGATATTCGTTTTTGAGTTTATCCCAGATAGCCTGGGCAATCTTCTCGATGGTAATGGCATTGTTTTCAATCTCCTGAGTGCCTACTGCACCTTCTTGGATATTGATTCTTTCTACTGCACCATTTCCAAGAATACTTGAAGTAACTGCGTGTTCTGCCAGTTTTCTTTCCGTGACTGCTTCATCATGGAGCTTTTCGGTTGTTACGGAATCGTTCGCTATCTCGTCAGTACCAACAGCACCATCCTGGATATTATCTCTCAGAACCGCACCTGTTCCAAGTTTTTCGGAAGTAACAGCTTCGTTCGCTAACTTTTCGGTTGTTACAGACCTGTCCTCGTAATCTTCCGTTTTCATTTGAGGAACTTTCGTTCCTAACCTAATATCTTCTCTAAATGTAGGCATAACAAATTTCTTTTGGTTGAGTTGATGTAAATATCTTAATTTTGAATTGAGAGGATGGTATGCGGATTCTGAAACAGAAAGATTTATTATCCTTGTGTCTCTTTATCGGAACTCGATACCATTTATCATCACCGCAATTTTGCCTGATAACAACCTTTCCCGGGTTAACAAGATTGATTGTTAAGTACACATTGCGATGCACGCTTAGTTCTTCGGAAACCCAAGCATTTTCTTCGTTGCTATATGAAGTAGCTACCTTTTCCATCTTATTTAGTTTGGTTAGCACCCAGTTGCTGAAGAGCAATAGAATACATTTGATTAGCCTTAGAATCATCATAGGCAGAAAGAAGTAAGAAGGCAAGATAGTAGATGAAAGCACCACGGAAGTTGTCGGATATTTCGACAGAATCGTCCTCCTCGCCACTGCCATTTGTTACGTTTGTAGGCACGCCTACATAAGATACGGAAATCGTTCCATCGGAAGGCATAGGCTGCACCAAGACCTGCAGTGGCTTGACGCGCATGATGGCAGCTTGTGGCCGGTCGACGGTTCCCTTGGAAGTGTCATCAAACATCATCAGTGCCTCATCAGAGGTGTCCTCTACAGGAATGACAGCCTTGTGCCACCCTTTGCCACGTACACGATTGATATTGAACACAGAGACAGACGAAGGCATTGTGATAACGCCAATATCCTCGTGCCCATCAAAGGAAGTTACCGTCATAGTAGCGGTTGTAGATGCCACATCGGAAGAAGCATTCTTCTGTGTAGAAGAAGATGAGGAAAGTACCGAAGAAGCGGAAGCAGTAATAGCAATCCAATGTAATGCGTCCGGAATCTTGGCGCGGATGATATTCTCCATGTACACGTCATCTTTATCGTCTGCGATATAAGATGTACCAGAAGTTTCCTCGTCAATACACCATCGGACCTGTTTTATGATTTCATCTACTTTCATTATACCTTATTTATATAGGGATTATGGCTCGAAGTCGGGGAAGATAATGTTGTACTTTGACGCCTGTTTCATGGCATTAGCCAAAGTGCGGTAATCTTTATCAAAGCGCTTGTTGACATACTCGATAACGTCTGCAGTAGAAACAACACCCATCACCCGTTCCTTCTCAGGCTCAGCCTCATCGGTGTCTTTTGCGGAAGTCTCCGCTTTTTCAGGAACGGCATCGTGCGCCTGCCCAGCTTCTTGCTTCTCCTTATCAAGAGCAGCCTGCTCGCCCGGGTATTCCTCCTCGGCGTGCTCGAGAATGATGGTGTTGTTAAGAAAAAGAGGGTTGGACTCCAGGAGATCCTGGCAGTATCTGTTGCGAAGTGTCAGTGACGGATACTTGTTGATAACCACATTGCCGTTAGTGAAGTTGTATCGTACCTTGTTGCCCTGCTTTCCTTCAAGCAGATAACTTACATTATTATTGCTGACTCTCGCCTTGTATGTTTTAATCATATTTCTTTAGAATTTAAAAAGGGGGCGAGGCTTACCGCACCCGCCCCCAGAATGAGTAAATATATGTTGGTTGAAATGAAAAAGAGCTCACGTTACGCAGCTACGTCCTGACCTGCGTATACAGACCAAGCTGAACCATCGTAGTAATAGACAGTACCAGCCTCGTAGGTTGTCTCACCATTGACATAGTCCTTAGTAAGAGCCACCTTCATACCCTTTGCAGGAGTAGCAGGAAGCTTAGCAGCAGAGATGATTGCACCCAAAGACTCGGTAGCAATCTTGTTGATCTTGCTTGCAGGGCCGACAAGGATAGAGTTGTAACCACGGAGAGCAACAGAGTCTGCCTCTTGGTGAATCCATCGCTTTGCGTCACGGACATCGCCGCCACCCTTGGACATATCGTTGGTCTGCTCGCGCTTACCAATCTTGACGTAACGACGTGAAGCCTTAGGGTCGAAGATGACCATGAAGTCAGACATGCCCATAAGGTCGAGTGTCTGAGCCCAGATAAAGTCGAGAGATCCGAATGTGTCCTTGAATCGCTTGAACGACAAATCGAACTCATTGTGGTTGATGAAGTCGTTCTGATGGCTGCCCTCAAGCTTGATATTCTCAAGTCTCTCGATGGCATTCTTACCACAGAAAGCAAAGCAGCGGTCGTTCTCAGAGAACTCTGTGAACTGCAACTTTGAGATAGCAATCAGGTCGGAGAGAGTGTATTCGTCACCAATGGCGTAAGTGTTGGTAAGCTGATTGATGATGCCCTCAGAGGTGTATACATCTTCAATCTGGCCATCGCCAGTCTCAGCCTTGAAACGAGACTTAATGCCCATCAGGTACGTGCGCTCAGCACGGAGATTGTACTTGATGATAGCATCGGTCTTGAGGTCTGCCACCGTGATAGGCTGCTCCTTCTTTACCTTTTCGTAGTCGTCAGTAAAGACGATGTTGAGCAACTTCTTCTGTACATAGACAGACTTCTCGCGAGGCTGGAAGTTCTCTGGGGTAATGGTAAGCTGAGACTCGGAAGCCGCAGAAGAAGCAGCGAGCAGAGTAGTGCCTACCGGGATTTCAGGACAAGTCATGTTGTCGAGGTTTTCGCGCGTATCGCCCTCGTTCTTAGGAATACCATTAACGGCCTGCATGACAGCCTTCTTGCCGTTAGCCTCAATGACGTAGAGCATGAGTGTGCCCTCGGTCTTAGTCTTAGAACCTTCCTTGTAACCAGGGACACCCGACACGATGACAGTGGTACCCTTGTAGAAAGGACGGATAGAGCCTGAGAAGTTGGTAGAGTTGATTTCTACTGTATCGCCAGCTACAATCTTCTGAGTAACCTGACCATCAAGAGTCTCGCCACCCACACGCTGGTGAGATACAGACCAGTTCTTGATATTGACGGTCTTTGCCATCCTTCGAACGATAGAGAGGATAGGAGTCTTGAAAGGATAGAACTTGACGATCTCGGAGTCCCACTCCTTGTCGAGCAGACCACCCTCGCGAAGCTGAGTGGATGATGCCTGAGATCCTGTTAGGTCCTGTCCATCCTTCTTACCGCCTGGACTCAATCGGTCGTTAGCGTCAGGATTGACTGGCTCTTTCGCCTTAACCGTTTCCTTAGATGCGGGTTCAACGCCCTCGTTGCCAATCTGTGGCTCAACATTGTCGGCCAAAGCGAGAACGCCACCACCCGTTGCAACTGCGAGTAACATCAGCACCATCTTTAAGACGGACTGAAAGGAAAAATAATTCATTACTTTCTTCATTGTTATATACTATTAAAAATGTTATTTGTTAATTGCTTCTGATGCCATCGAAGAAACTCTCTCGCTTTATGGACTTAGCAGGCTCGTTTCCACTTCCGGAATTGGCAAGAGAAGGAGGCATACCTCCCTCTGTCTTAGAGGAGCGCACCTTGTTCTGGATCTTCTCGTTACGAGCCTGCATGGCAGCTTCCTCGCGAGCCGAAGAAATGTCAGCATCGTAGCTGTATGCGTTCTTAAAGAGCTTCCATGTTTCGGCAGAGATATTGCCATCTTCAGCATCCTGTATAACGCCAAACACTTTGCCCCACAGCTCATTGGTTTCCTCGTCAGAGAGTCCTAATCCCTGTAACGTTTCGTAAGACTTTCGGAGATTGTCATCGAGCTGCTGCGAGTGCTTCTCCTGTTCGGCTACCTTTTCCTGAAACTTGGTAATCTGAGTAGCCACCTTCTTTCCCAGCTCCTCATCTTCGAGTGCCGCCTTGATGTCGATACCCTGCGAAGCCATCCACTCAAAAGGATGCATATTCTTCCGTGTAGAGTCGAGTACCATAGCCGCCAGCCACTTGTTGCTGTCGAGCATATTTGAGAGAGCCTTTCCGCTGTCCTCGTACTTGGAGAGCATATCGGCGTCGTCGTTCATGGCGCCATAGCGAGCCTCCTTGTCCTCGAAGTCGATGTCGGAATGACGCTTAGAGAAACGCTTAGAGAAGGCCGTGCGGTTAGGGCGCTCGTCCTCAGCAGGAGCATCGTGTTCCGTGTCGGCAGAAGTGGCTTTTGCCGCCTCTTCAGCTTCCATCATTTTAGCTTGTTCTTCCTTTGTCATTTTAAAAAATAATTATGTAAATAATATTTCTGCAAATATCACGAAAAAACAGGCTTGGTTTTCCGTTAGTAACCAAGGGTAATCGTACAGGGGGGAACAATGGGCAAAGAGAGGACATACATTTCTTATTTTTGCGCTAAAACAACAAGAATCTGTATATAAAAATGACAAAAGCAAGGATATTGACTCTTAGCAGGGTAATGCCTGGAAAGAAACTGTACAGTTCGGTAATCAACCGGGCATCGAGGCAAGCGCATGGTAACGACATGGAGCTATTGCAGCGATGCAGGAGCGCATGGAACAGCCTGAGTGGGGTAAGAGAGACGAGGGCGAGAACCATGAGATACTGCATGGGAGACCAATGGGGAGATACCATCAAGGTGTGGGATCACGGCTCCTACGTCTACATGACTGAACGGGAGTATATGGAGCAAAAGAACACTACTCCGATGAGCAATAACGTGATGGCGAGCATACTGGAGTCTATAGGCGGCCTCTATGCCAAGCAAGGAACAGAACCCGTGTGCTTTGCCAGGGACAACGACTCAAGAGCTATCAACGACATGATGAGCGCGACCCTGCAATGCAACTGGCAGTCAACGTATATGCAAGACCTGTTGAATCACGCCATCAAGGACTATGTGATAGGCGGTCAAATGTACGCAAGAGAAGGGTGGGAGTCGAAGCAGCTCGAACTTCCTGACGCGTGGACGGAGCTTATGGAGCCTGACTTTATGTTTTTCGAGTGCGGCAGCGACCCGAGACATGAGGACATCAGCCTGATAGGTTGTCTGCATGACGTGAGCAGAGAAGATTTGTACCAGAAATTTGCGCGACCGGAGTTTGGACTGACGATAGATGACCTTGACAGCATCTTTTCCATACAAGACGTGAGCGATGACGGAGTGGGGTATGAGTTCAACGAGGAGAAGAACCTTGGCAACATAAGTTTTGACCACACCAATAAGTCGAACCACTACGTGAGAGTGATAGAGGTATGGACTACCGAGACCAAGATGCGCCTACAATGCTTTGACCCTATAGCCACGAACGCCAACAACTCGTACTTCAAGGTGGATATGAACGATACGGCAATGATAGAGAAGCTGAGATCGGACAATATTAAGCGCAAGAAGATGTATGACGATAGGGGTGTGCCAGAAGACGAGAGAGCCTATATCGTATCGGAAGAAGTAGCTGACAAATACTGGTACTACACCTATATGGCACCAGACGGAACCGTGCTGTGCAAGGGGGAAACCCCATACGATTATAAGAGCCATCCGTTTACAATCAAGCTATTCCCGTATCTCAACGGCAAGATACACCCATTCTTGGCGAACGTGATAGACCAGCAGAGATACATCAACCGCCTGATTGTGATGAACGACATGGCGATAAGAAGCAGCTCGAAGGGTGTGTGGATGATACCAACCACCGTACTTGGCGGCAAGAGTCCGGCAGAGTTTGCCGAAGAAATAGTGGAGTATGACGGACTGTGTTTCTATACACCAAGGCCCAATATGCCACAAGTGAAGCCAGACATCATCACCTCGAATGCGGTGAACATTGGCACCAACGAGTTGCTGCAGATAGAGCTAAACCTGATACATGAAGTGTCGAACGTGAGCGGTGCGCTGCAAGGCAAAACGCCATCGGCAGGAACATCGGCATCAAGATATGCACAGGAGACACAGAACGCCACCACCTCGCTGTACTCAATCCTATCGGATATGGACGTGTTCGCAGAGAAGCTCGCCACCAAGAAGTGTATGACCATACAGCAGTTCTACGAGAACGGCAGGAAGATACTGAACAAGGACAACAACAGCACCATATTCTACGACCGATATACGGCAAGGGACGTACACTTCAAGACAAGCATCAAGAATGCAGCCGCTTCGACCACTTATCAGTCTCAGATAAACGACAGACTTGACCAGTTGCTGCAAATGGGTGCTATCAACGTGGTGCAGTATCTGCAGAACATCAATGCCCCATTTGCAGACAAGCTGCTTGCGAGTGTTCAGGAACAGCAGGCACAACTTGAACAGATGTATCAGCAGCAACAGCAATTAGCAATAGCACAAGGCGGTGGACAGATAGAGAACGGAGTGGTGCAGGGAGCCAACCAGGAAACGGTGAACCAAGCACAAGAGTATTTACAATCAGCATAAAGCGATATGGCAGAAGAGACAAAATTGATAACCATCAGCATGGAATCCATCGAAAGCGATGTGATGAAGCAGGTTTCTGTTATCGCAAAGCGGCAGAAAGACAAGGCAGGCGATTCTCTGTTTGGAAACACGACTTTATCGGCAGTAGAGAAAGTTGTGATAAGGCAATACATAGAATCTGCAGTTCGCAGTTTTGCGGGCGAACTGGCACCAGTCGTAAAAACATATATTGACTCTTCTCTTCCTGCATCAGTCACTTTCAATGTTATCAGACTAAACGAAGGACACAAGAATGCTTTCGAGAGTTGCTTTAGGGGATATGTGAGAGCATATACAACCTATATGGTGTTGACTTTGAGCGGTACAGAGCAAGCCAAAGTTTATTCGGATGAAGCAAATATGCTTCTGAAAGATGCAATAAAACTTGTGTTCGACAAAGAGGCTCCTTCGGCTGGAGCTAAAACGCTGAAAGATATGACAGGCTCCATAGAGAGTGATCCTCAGTTAGAAACCATTAAATAAGGAAAGATATGATATTAAAATTTCAAATTATCAAATCGGTAGTAGTTGACGAGGTAAAGAGGGCAACCTACCTAAAGGCCAAGATAGATGGCGCTACAGACGACAGAGCCATCAAGATGAGTTTTAACGAAGCTGCTGGTGACGAAGCGGTTCACGAAAACACTTTAACACACGATTTCCAATCAGCATTGGAGATTACAAAGGTTATACTGGCAGACTATTTGTCTCCAAATGCTCAGACATCAGGCGATAACGTTATCTACTATAACGATAAGCATGACGATATAGTAGAGTTTGTTGTTGTCGTATCTCGCAGGTGCAACGGAACACTCTCTGATACTTTGGCAAGATTAGTGGCAAAGTATGTGGAAGACTATATGATATATCAGTGGTGGTTAAAAACTACCAACCTTAAACAGGCAGAACCTTACTTGCAGTCATTGACATTTGACGAGCAGAACATTCGCAGATGCTTTGTGCTGAGCGGTCCGTCCGTTCCAACCATACCATACACCAAGACGCTGACAGCAAAGGTGGATGGAAGCGACAACGGAGGCGGTGTGACTATTGAACTTGGCAATAAGGAAACTACCCTATCCTATTCTATTGACGATAGCGCAATAGACGATATTGAAGCCAGAAGCAGCGACCCCAGCATTCTTGAAGTACAAAGAAGTGTCGAGCCTCATGCTTTCTGTCTCGTGCCTATAAATACAGGTGTGACAACCGTAACCATTTTCTCCCGTCATAGCGACAATCTAAAGAGGGAAGTAGAGATAACCGTAACAAAGGAGGAGTAATATGGAATTCAATACATTACACCCCATGCACCATGACAGAGAAAGGGGATGGGAAGCAACGCCCAACCCCTTTGCACCGAAGCAGCCTATGGCGACCCGCTACCACACAGACAAGCATATCTTTGTGTATGCCAACCAGCTTTGGTACGACGTAGATGCGACGACAAACCTGCTGAGCAGAAGCCGCAGAAGCATCAACGATGCGCAGGCAGACACTCTGCCGACAAGTGAGAATGACCATGAACGGCCTTTGTTCTACCGATGGTTTGACAAGTACATGAAGAAGGCAGAAGGATTGCTGAGCGCCTATCTGATGAAAAAGGAGGGGGTGGTAAGAGACAATGCTATCAAGGAGTGGGACGAACAGGAGATATGGCTAAGGATGCCAGATTACTGGGATGATACGAGGTATGACTCCTTGGTGCAGGCCATACATAACTATATATCGGCAGGGGCGCTGTATGAATATTTCAAACTGACATTGACGAGCAAGGATCCGCTGACGGCAGACAAGGCAGCAGAGGTAGAAGATGCAGAATTAGACATACTGGATGCATCGAATGCTACGAAACCCGGCAGTGTGCATAAACCCTATAAACCATTTTAGAGAACATGGAGGACTACAGCGATATAAAGACGGTGAGGGAGGTGATGGCAGAGAAGCGCGAGAAAGCCAAGCGTATACTGCCCGCCACGAAGAGCGCCCAAAAGGAGTTCTTGAGAGACTTCCTTGCCCGTCATCAAGAGAAGTTTGAGGACTGCATGAACCAGTTGGCCGAGTATGACCCAAAGACATACGCAACCATATACAAAGACCTGATGAAGCACATGATACCCAAGCAGAGCGAGGTGAGTGTGATGCACGGACTGGACGAGGACTTTAAACAGCTGGCAGCGCTGAGTATGACCAAAGTGGGAGAGAATAATGAGATAGACGTGTCGAAGGTGCCCGAGATAAAGGACGCTGACTTTGAGGAACTACAATCATTAGCAGATGGCGATAGTTAAAGAGGCAGAGATAGACGAACTTGTAAGGGAGAACAGACGGAGATATGAAGAAATCTACGGCACGTATGACCCATGGACTGGCGAGAACTGCTATGACTTTGAGCATAGGGAGGTGCTGGAGCTTTCGGATTTCATGATCAAGAAGATGTGGGTTCCGAAGGAGTGTATGCGCACATTGTTGTACAGGCAGCTGAGGCAGTTGGGAAGCCTGAGAGAATTCATTGTCCGTGTGTGGAGGCGAGACTATGATGAAGGCAGCAGATATACCAAGCAGCTCATCATGATACTGACCTTTGAGATTATGAAGGTGAGGTTTCGTGAGGACCCAGAGTTCGCTCTATACGCCACAGACAAAATAGAGGACAAGATAACGGGAAACATGGTGCCCTTCAAGCTGAACTATCCACAGCGAAAGCTGCTGAAAATATTCGAAGATTTGCGCACCAGCGGAGCAGCCATCAGGGTGGTAATTCTGAAAGCAAGACAATGGGGCGGTTCGACCCTGACGCAGCTATACATCAAGTGGATACAAGACTACAGGAGGGACGGATGGAATGCTATTGTGCTGGCACAGCAAAAGAATACGGCCAAGAAGATAAAGGCTATGTACAGAAAGGCTTTGGAGAACCAGCCTGGATGGACGGTGGGTTGTCCCGGTGCAAAACTGCAATTCTCGCCCTACGAGAACTCGCCTGACGACTTTCAAGTTACGGACGGAATGAGAGCCATCAGAAGAAGTACGCTTACCGTTGCGTCATTCGAGAACTTCGACTCTGTGCGTGGTAGCAACTTCCACTGCGCCCACTACTCGGAGGTGGCATACTGGAAGAAAACGCCTGAGCATGACCCGGAAGGTGTGATTTCTTCTATCTCTGGTGGTATCAGAAACCAAGAGGACAACCTTGAGGTATTCGAGAGTACAGGTAAGGGTAACTCAGGCTTCTTCTACGACAAGTGTCAGCTCGCCATGAACCCCGACAACAATGATGCCTACTCGTTTATCTTCATACCCTGCTACTTTATAGAACACGACATGGAGGAGGTGAAGGACGAACGAGCCTTTGCGAGATGGCTACTGCAGAATAGAGACAGAAACACCAACCCAAGAGGATACAGAGAGACAGGTAAGTTCTTCTGGCGAATGTGGGAGAAGGGTGCCTGTATGCAGGCCATAAAGTGGTACAGAAACTTCCGCAACAAGTTCACCATGCACTCCTTCTGTGCCACGGAGGCACCAATAGACGAGGAGGATGCCTTTAGAAACTCAGGTAACCTCGTATTCAATCCATACAGCATAGACGACCTGCAGAAGCGCTACAAGAAAGACCCGATGTACACGGCAGACATCGTGGTAGACGGAAACAAGAACGACAGCACTATACAGAAATCATCTATCAGTATAAGGAATGACTGGACAGGATGCCTGAAAATATGGGCTGCGCCCAACAAGCTGAAGGTGGAGAACAGATATGTGGTGAGTGTGGATATTGGCGGTAAGTCATCAACATCAGACTACACGGTGATGACAGTGATAGACCGTTTCGGCATGATACCTACGATAAAAGGTAAGCCTGAGGTGGTGGCGAGATGGAGGGGGCACGAGAGGCACGACCGCATAGCATGGATGGCGGCAGCGCTGGCTCACTTCTATGACGATGCGCTACTGGTGATAGAAAGCAACACGGCAGACCGCGAGAAGAACAACAACACAGAGGGCGATCACTTTGGAAGTATCATCAACGAGATAGCCTACTACTATGACAATCTGTATCAGAGAACATCGAGTCCTGAGGATGTGAAGGATAACGTGCTCGCGAAGTACGGATTTCAAACGAACAAGCTAACGAAAGGCTGGGTGATAGACAACCTGGAGCAGTATGTGGACGATATGCTGTGGAAGGAACCAGACAGAGAGATGTATCACGAATTGAGGATATATGAGCGGCACGACGACGGAAGCCTTGGCAACATTGTAGGTAACGGCAACCATGATGATGTGCTGATGAGTACGGCAATAGGCTTATGGGTGAGCGCCAACGACATGGAGAAACCAAGGTGGGCACCTAAGAAGAGCGACACGCCAAAGGGAGACCGCGTACACTCGATGGCAAAATTCTAAAACGAAAGACTATTATGGAAAGGAATACAGAAAGAAAAGTGCTGAGTTTCGGCAAGGGTATGACCAACGTGCCCAGTGACCTGATGAGTGAGGACAACGAACTGGAGGTCTGTGACGGGTTTATCTACAGAGACGGAGAGTTGAAGCCTGTTCAGAAACCAGTGAAAATCGGCAATACATCATATACAATCATGTATGTGCACAAGATGGCCGATCACAAAAACCTTATCGCAAAGTTGGAGCATACGCAGTCTATCATCTGCTACAAAATGACGGATGACGGGATAGACATGGATAGCGGTCAGACGTTTAGTATCGGAGAACCTTCTGAGATAACGAGTGTGGGCAATACGTTGATATGTGTTACAGAGAACGGCATACATTACCTGTTATTCAAAGGCACGAAGTATGTAGACCTGGGAACAGAACTCCCCAAGCCAAAGGTGGAATTCAGAACGTTTGCCACCAACCTGATGGTAGGCAGCGGCAAGGTATCTGCTCTCGATATAAGAGAGTTCTGTGAAACAAGCAAGAAAACAGCCTACTACGACGACTCTGGAAGCCTGACCAGCGTAACGACCAGTAAAACCTCCACCTACTGGACTTATAAGCCAGTAAACGATGTAAACAAGATGAAAGCATTCCAAACAGCCGTACAGGGTCATGTTGCGTCTGTAATAAAGGAGGGAAAAGAAATAAACAGGTTCTGTTTTCCATTCTTTGTAAGATATGCTCTAAAAATGCACGATGGTTCTTATGCAAGAATCAGCAACCCTATTCTTGTATGCCCGACAATCAACAGAAACTTCAAAATAGCACCATACCGTCTCCGTGGGGAAGTATATGAAGAAGCTGTTAACGGGCAGACGTTAGACTTAGGGAACGTTAATAGTAGTGCAGCTATTTTTTTTATATACTCCATCGGACATAGTGACCTATACTACAAAGCCTCTATAGAGGGTGCTGACAACTGGAAAGACATTGTGAAAGAGATTGTAGTGTTTGCTTCCGATGAAGTAAGGCCTTTTGATATAGATGGAGATTTCGAGTTTAAAGAGCCGTTAGAAATGGATGGCTACTGCTATATGAACCAAGTTTCTGGCAAACTGAAAAATTTAGGCGGTGGAATAGATTTCACTGTTGACTTCAATCATAGTTACGAGTTTACCTATGATAAATACAAGGCACGTTCGGTTATCATGCCAAAGCATGTAAAGTCGGACAGGGAGATTATAGATGAGTTGATGAGCAAGACGCAGTTTTACAAACTCTTTGCGATAAAGACAGATGAGGCGAATGGTAAACTTGAATATGCTCCTATAGCCAAACATGTGGTAGAAACGCTGACGGAGCAAGAGCAGCTAAAGACGGATGATTATTACGGATGGGCAACTATGGTGGCGAAGAAAGTGTACCCATACAATAACCGTCTGAATATGACAGGTGTGAAGAGAAAACCATTCAGCGGTTTCAGCGACTTTATACCTATCACAACAGGAGAGAAACCTGGAATGTCGGGCGTTATCCAGCCTTCCCATGATGCGCAGGAATACGAAATATACACACATATAGTAGCTAACAGCATGGACGCATGGGTGAAAGCAGACGGGTATTACACGGCCTTGCCTGAGATGATAAGCAGCTGGATATACTACCCAGACCCTAATGCAACAGAAATGCTGATTATAGACAAGGACACTGGGAGCGCAGCCCACATAAAACTGAAAGTACACCCAAGGCTGAACGGAGCATACTGCTTTGACAAACTGCCATTCCCGAGAATAACGTATGACGGATTTAAAGATGACAATGCAAGGCCGGTGGTGGATCCGAATGCCCACGAGACGCTGGACTCAAATATCTACACTTCTGTGGTGAACAACCCATTCCTATTTGAAGCGAGTGGAGATAACACCGTAGGAACGGGAAGCATACTTGGGATCATAGCGAACACAGAGGCTATCAGTCAGGGCCAGTTCGGTCAATATCCACTGATGGTATTCACATCAGAAGGTATATACGCCATGAGCGTGACAAACGAAGGAATGTACGGCAGTATACACCCCATATCGAGAGAAGTATGCCTTGAGAACTCTCCACTTGTGCCTACTGACAAACTGGTGTACTTTGCTTCGGAGAAGGGGTTGATGGCAGCGAGCGGAGCAGAAGTTGCTTGTATGAGTGAACAGCTAAAAGGTAGGTCAAGCATGCAGGATGGCGGATTTGCTAACTATCTAAAGGACTGCCTTATAGCCTACGACTACAGAGACTCACTCCTAAGGATATACAGCAAGGTGTACCCCTGGCAGTATATCTACAATATGGTGGACAAGACTTTTTCGGTAGTGGAGAACGGAGTGAAGGCAAAGGCGATGGCGAACGACTACCCAGACAATCTGATACAAGATACGGACGGAAACGTCTATTCGCTTACGACCAAGCCAGACATCGTTCATGACGATAATACTTACAGCGGAACCGTTACGACAAGAGCCCTGAAACTGGGAGGAAGCATTATGCAGAAATCGCTGAGGTCCGTCAAACACCTTATGGACGCATCGGATAACGGCAAGGTGAAACTGGAAGTATGGGGAAGTAACAATGCCAAACATTGGAGGAAGCTGAACAGTCTTGGCGGTAAGCCTTGGGCATACTTCAAGATAAGATACACGCTTACTGGGTTTCGGGCATCTGACTCGTATGCAGGAACCGTGATAGAGGTACAGAAGCGGAGAGAAGACAAATAAGACAAAAGAACAGAGGCGGCTACTCATCACGAGCAACCGCCTCTTTTGATAGTGAAATCAAATTACTTCAAAAGTATGGAATGTGTGAATATTTAGTAACAATACGTCCGATGATAAAACCAATCATGTATGTCCATAGGTGAAGTATGCCGTTGACTCCAGGCATGAGCATCGTGAGAACGATGAAAGGCATAACCACGCAACAGGAGTCCCAAAATCTGCCAGTCTTACCCCACATTATGCCTATGGCAGCGAAGATAACTCCCGAGAGCCCGACAGTGGGCTGAGACACATACGTCGGCAAGAAACTCGCCAAAACCGCAGCGAAGAGGCTTGCGCAAAGACATATACGATTGCGCAGCGACCACAGGACAACGAGGTTGGCTGCAAGATGAAAAATGTTGGCGTGACAAAACGAATATGTAAGATGAGAGACGAAGCTACTTCCGGGGAAGAAGCCTGCATTATCTGGACGGGCGATGAAAACCGCCAGACTTACGCAAGTGAGCAAGGTCTTTATCAGAAAGTTTGTCTTTGCCGAAGATTTCTTTGTGATGATAATATTCTCCATATTTCTTTCCGCAACTAATAGCCTTTCGCACTGTTTCTATGCTTGCATAGAACTCTGGCGCAGGCTGAGATACCAAGAAGGGAGTGATGAACCACAGTGACTTGTCGATGAACTCCTTCTGCTGAGACAGCTTGTCGAGTCTGCGGAACAGTTCGTAGTACATACGTTGCTCTCTTGGGCTCTTGGCATCGACCACAGTAAAATCGCCACGTACCATATAGCGCAGGACATTGTAAGCCGTTTTGGGGCTGACATAGAACCGAGGAGCATCATGACGAGCCGTCTTGATCCACGCCTCCTTCTGAGAATGACAGTTGGTGTAGACTTGCCTGTAGGCGCTAAGTAAATCGCGCCTCATAGCGACTGTAAGGTCAAATCCTCTTCTTGGCATAGGTTATTTTATTATAGTACGCTGCAAAGATACGCCTTATTTAGATAAAATCCAAATAATAAGTAGTATATTTATCGTTAAAGATTCTAAAAAGATGTTATTCAAGCAACGAATTGTTATAAAAATATCTATATTTGCAGCGAATTGTAATGTAAAAGGCGAATTTGGTGTACAATTAGCTCAAACTAACCAAAAATAAATAAAAAACTGAAAGTTATGGAAACAGAACAAAAAGAAAGTCCGCTTTCGGAAGAAGAGCGGCGTGCGATACGTTCGCGATTGCTTGACAGAGGCATATTCAAGCTGTATGAGATTGGGGTGAAGTGGATGCCCATCCCGCTAATGCTCGGTCACTGGTACGGAGTTTGGGACTATTCGAGATATTCGCGTCCCATTATCCTTGACACAGATATGAACGGCAACTGCGTGATATGGCTGTATATACTGGCTTATGTCTATATGCCGCTTGCCATGCTGCCAGCGAGTTATTTCTATAAATACTGCTGGATGTTCAGAATACCCTTCCTCTATTTTTTCGGTATTAATGCTATCAGAATATACTACAAGAGCTGGATGATACGCTCGGAACAGATAGAGGCGCATCATATATTTATTATATTCACAATTATACTTTACATTTATGGATTCATTAAACTTACTTTTGAGCGAGGTACGAAATGCGCTTAGAATGTTGGAAGAAGGAGAGTGTGGTATGAGTAAGGAGCAGGAGGAGAACGCCTACAGAGCCATACAATACTACAAGAACGGAGTGAGTCATTTTGACGAGTTGACAGCGAGAGGCTGCATCTCACAGATGTACTACTACGACAGTGATACCCACAGGAGCTATGCTCCATTTGTGAGCTACGAGGATATAGAAAAGGAGTACAGACGTGTAGGGAAGGACATACCGGACTACAATCTATGGGACTTCGCGGTAACGATGAACCTGATGTATTCGAACCACATAGAGTTGGTGAGAAAATGGACGAAAGACAAAGGCAGTCTGATGGGGAGGATGAGCGAGTTGTCGGTAAGTTTTCTGACTGACGAGGATACTGTCCATCCTACAGATAAGATATTCTGGTACATGATGGGATAGGTAAGACTACTAAGAGAAAAAGGTAAAAGAAAAGCGCATATCTTTGTAGGCAACAAAAATCAAAGATATGACAGAGATAATACATACATTTTTGCAAGAGCATCTATACAGATCAGCGCTGGTGATAGCTATCTGTATGGGTGCTCTTATCGTATCTATGGCCGTAGACCTGTTCTTCGGCATCAAGAAAGCGAGACAGAACGGAGAGGCTACGACCAGCATGGGGCTAAAGAAAACCTGCGACAAGGCAAGAAAGTATTTCTCGCCATTCATGGTAACGGTGTGCATAGACCTGATAGCCTGCATCGTGATGCCGTTCCCGGTATTCTCGATGATATGGGCAGGGTATTGCGTGTTCTGTGAGTTTATGAGTGTGAGAGAGAAATCATGGCAGAAGGCAGAAATACGCAAGCAGGAAAAGACAATCAGCATACTATTGGAGAACAAAGACGACCTGGCAAAGGCTTTTGCTGAGGTGCTAAAGAAACAGCAGGAGGCAGAGAAATGAAGGTAACGAGACTGCAGATGTATGAAATCCTGGAAGACTGGGACAGAGTGAGCTACTTTCTGCATTATATCAACGAGTGGTGTGATGTTTTTCATATCAATACACCCATGAGAATGGCTCACTTCATGGCTCAGGTATGCCATGAGACCAGCGGGCTGAGATGTATGAGAGAACTCGGGAAGCCATCGTACTTCAGAAAATACGAGGAAGGAAGGCTTGGAAAGATGCTCGGTAACAACATGAAGGGTGATGGCGCGAGATATAAGGGCAGAGGACTGATGCACATTACAGGCAGAGCTAACTACAAGGCTTATCAGGACTCCGGGTATTGCAAGGGCGACATCATGGAGAATCCGGAACTGCTGGAAAAGCCGCTCGGTGCAACAAAGAGTGGCGCCTGGTGGTGGTGGAAGCACGGGCTGAACGAGTTGGCCGACAAGGACGATGTGGTGGCTGTGACGAAACGCATTAACGGAGGGACCAACGGGCTGGCGAGCAGGAAAAGATGGTTGGCAAAATGTAAAAAGGTATTGTGCTCATGAAGTGGAATATAGTTATAATGGTATTTGCCGGATTGGTACTTGGAGGCTGCAAGACGAAGTACGTGAGTGTGCCTGAGATCCATACTGAGTACATAACGAGGGTGGACACGACCGTAAGAAAGGACAGCGTGTATCTGAAAGACTCGGTGTACGTGGAACGAAAAGGCGATACTATGTATATAAACAAGACGGTGTACAGAGACAGATTTCACCACATATATAGGGTAAAGACGGACACTATCGTGAAGCGTGACAGCGTGAACGTAGCTTACCCAGTGGAGAAGGAGATGAGTAGGAGCGAAAGGCTCTTTGTAGCGATGGGGAAGTTTTTTGACGCATTGGTGATTGCGCTGCTTTTCGTGATTGGTGTGAAGCTGTATAAACGACATTGATATGGTGAAGATAAGCGAGGAACTGGAGGCTATAGACAACCTGTTGATGGAGTTTCACGACAGGATAAGGTCGGGCAGATGTCTTGTCAACAGAACGCAGTCGGCCTTTCTGTTTGACTATCTCCATCGGCTGGCCAACAAGGACGAGGCTATCAGCTTTGCTGAGGCTTGTAAATATACCAGACTGCCATCTTCTACTTTTAGAAGATATGTGAAGGATGGCAAGTTGCCGGCTGGAAAGAAACGGCTCGGGTTTACCGAAAAAGTGTGGTACCCGAAAGAACTGGACGAATATTTAGATAGGTTAGTGAATAGGTTATAGTTTTATGGGTTTTAGTTATTATGTTTTAAGTTTTTTGAAAAAGCCCCCACTCAGTCGTGATGACCGGGTGGGGGTGTCTTTTATAAATGACCATCACAAACAAAGAAATGAGTATTATCGGGGAGATTTTCAAAGTACGTTTTAATGTCACTTTCTGCCTCAAACTCCCACTTTAAGTTGTGTTCTGGAGTCTCATCTCTGATGTCATAGCATTCATAATATTGCCTCTTTCTAACTATTTTGTCATATAATTCCATATCATCCTTAGTAAACTCACAATCCTCTTGTTCTGGATATAAAGATTCAGGATGATGTGGGAGGTTTCCTAAAAGTTCTTTTTTCGTATATACTGTAAGGTAATCATACGAAAATGCTATTTCGGAAGGTGATTCACATAATAAATCTGGGCAGTCCTCAAAAATGTGGAACATATTCTCTATTGTTCCAACGAATAAAACTCTACAATGTGACATCGCTATTCTTCTTTAAGTTCTACATCATCACCAAGAACATCATTGATTTTCTTTTCGATAAAATCATCAGAAGTATTCTCCTCTATTAGAGCATCAATGTTTGGTAACTCTGCATCAACATTGTCTTCTTGCATTTTTGAGGTAAGCATACCAATTACTAATTTCGCCCAAGGACTATTAGCTATATCTGCCAATGAATCCTTTTGAAGATCATAGGCTTTCTTCAACTCTCCGTTATCACGGAAATATCTGAGTACTTCCGTCAATGCAGCAACAAAGTTTTTGTCTGCCATCTGATTACTCTTTGCTTCTTCCAGTTTAATCATTAGGAAGAGTAAAGATGAATGTAAATCTGTTTTGTTCATACGCTTTACTTCTTTAAGTTCTATTTTTATGGTCCAATGCGAATATCACCATTATCATAGGTTGATACACTGCAAGCGTCACTATACTCAAATCCAGTAGATACGAAAACAGGTCTATCACCATTTTCTTCTATCAACTTTTTGAGTTCTCTGATAACATCAGTAGCCATAAGTTGACGTTCTGGCTTGTAAATATTGTTGTTATCAAATGTGAACCCACGTTCTTCCATCAATTTTTTAAGATTTGGGTCTAAACAAATTTTATACTTAACCATATCTATTCTTATTTAAGTTCTACTGGCTCATCGTTCCAGCTTAATTCTCTTCCGATGAGCTTCTTGATGCTGCCTTTTGGAAGTTCTACGTAGTCGTACACTCTATTTTCGTATTCACAAAATGTTGGCGCCCATACACAATAAAATCGTTCTGGCATTGCTTCATAGATGTATTCGTCACCATACCTATTAACTGCTACCCATGCCATAACTATTTGAATTTAATGATAAAAAACTCTGTATCAAGCCACTCGTCAGGGCACATACCTTCTTAGGCTTGCCGATAGTAATACTCTCTATCTCCTTTTCGATACGTGGACTATCCTTGCGATAACCGTTAATGAAGAGGACGTGGGTAAAAGGACGATACAGCACCTCTCCACAATGTGTTTCTGCCGCCACATCATAAGCTACTTCGCAGTTAGTGGTCAGACGTTTAATCCAATAAGGTTTTATCTCCCGATACTCCTCAGTCTTATCGCCAGCAGCAATCATGTCGAACCATAGCTTGCTGACTGTGAGGGTCAATACTTTCTTTTCCATAATTAACCAATTTTCCCCTCAGTTGATATTACTAAGAAATCGTTGCCAATTTCTTTTCTTCTATTCAACTCTTTGCAAAGAACAGATGTATCAGCATAATTGATATGCTGATTTACATACTTCTCCTTATCTGTGAAGGTAAGAAGGGTTTCGTCGTGGTTATTTACTTCCACTATATTCTCTACACTTTCCGAAAGAGATTTGATTTCTCCATGGATAAAATCATACACATTTTTGTAGATAACTTTCTGTCTTGTCAGAGTTTCGACTGCAGTTTGAATCTTGGAGATTGATTTTTGCATTTCTTGTTTCATAATCATATTTTTTTTAGTTTATTTGAACTACCTAATATATCTCTAATATCGAAAGGAGTTTTACCTGCAAACCTAGCAAGGCAATTCATTATCTTACGAGAATATCTTGCAGTAATTTTTTCTGCCTTTACGATACGATGGTCAACTCTGCCATAACCACCACCTTTGCTAGCATAATACAAAGCCCATCTAGGCTCCCAGTATTGCTTAATCTTAGGCAACTCTTTCGATACATCTAAACCATCAAATATCATCCTCATATAGCGAGGACTTCCGTAGCAACGCTTCATTATCTTCTTGGCTTGTCTAACCTTCATACGCTATAATTGCTTTAATTTATTAATTATTCTAGCAAAACGTGGCATATTTTTGGAGTGCTCACTTATACGATACTCTTTCGTCATTAAGTCGTATACCCAGCGTAGAATCGCTGCATCCTTGTGAAATTCGTCAATATCTTGTTCGTCTAAAATTATTCGTTTCTCCATACACTACTTCTCTTTATCGAATTTATTACCAATAACTTTAAATCTATTTAATGACTCTTTCTCACTCATAAGGTATGTTAGTGCAACGCAAAAGTCACGACCATTCTTAGCGAGCAAACAAAATGCGCCATATTTAAACACTACTATTCCGTCAGGACTATCATTGGTGACATTTGAAAGTATGTCGCCTTCCCAAACCTCATTGCCTTCACAATCTGTCAATCCTATGAACTGACAGACGGTAGAAGAATCAACCTCTTCTTTGTTACAGACAGAATCCTCATACCATTCAATAAACGTTCCGAAAGGTGTCTTTACCAAAGAACCTTTTACCCATTTACCATCACTCAGTTTCTTTGCTTTAAACAAAATTGTTCTCATCTCTTTTTAATTATGCGTGCAATACTATTAGTATGCACTATATGTTTATTACTACAACAATATGGATAGAAATATTTATCTGCTCCATGCATAAGTGCCTCTATAATATCATCGTCACTATCTCTGCACTTAGAATCAATAGTAACTCTAATACATACTTCAAATTCTCTTTCCATACGCTATTCTTCTTTAAGTTCTACTGGCTCATCATCCCAGCTTAATTCCCTTCCGATGAGTTTCTTAATACTTCCTTTAGGAAGGTAACAGCAACCGGTATTTGCGCATCTCTGCCCATATAAATATACGACAGAGCAAATCCATAATGTATTACTTTCATTTCTGCAAGGTTTTTCTGCAAAAATATGTTCACAGCCACCTTTATCTACTGCTAACCAAGACATAACTATTCCTCCAATTTTGGGCTCCAGTATTTTTGCCCACAGTACTCTTCCCCACATAGCTCTCTACTGTTCTGATACTGACAATTAGAACAACTTCGCTCGCTTGGATTCCACAGCATGAAATAAATTGCATCATGAAAACCTTGGTCATATACCTCTTGTTCAAATGCGTCAAAATCTTCCTTATAAGCTCCTTCTTCTTTTGCTTGTTGAATTATTTCATTTATTTTTTCATTAATTTCCATAACTATTCCTCCAATTTTAAATCAGTTCCACTATTACGACTTTCCTTTAAGAAGTTATTAACTTCTTCCTTATAGGAGTAACCGCAATCCTTCTGTAGAGCCTTTATCTTCTTGTAGCCAATACCTGCTTCACGGCAAAGTTCTGCCGACAAGCTATAGTTTTCGACATAGCCAATAACGTTCTGAATGACCGACCACTGACCTCGCTCGAAGTCTGTAATGCTATCATCTTTGAAACGACCTAATGATTTATCGCACAGGCCACACACTCTAACCATTTCTTTTTCAAGCTGCTCGAAAGAGTACTGCCTCCAGTGATATGTAAGGTAGCTTGCGCTACCCAATGCTTCTTTAACTTTTTTATCCATAACTATTCCTCCTCTTTCAAATAAGGGCAAATCACTACCTTTCGATAGAACTTACACTTATCCTTGTAATCACAAAAATCACAAAAACAATACGCCATACTATTCAAATTTTATATTAAAATAATCTTCAAGAAATAACTTGCAGTCAATCTTTTCACCGAAGAATCCACCATCAACAGCAAGCTTTGTTTCTTCTAACGATTTGAAAAATACGTTAGACACAAAAAGTTCGTGTATAGATTCGTATTCCTTATGACAAGCTGCATTTGGATGGTTATTCCACCATATTAACCCATTTTTAATCCATGCTTTTACGAGTAAAGGGTATTTTTTGAAATCTGACAATCCGTTATCAGAAGCTAATGGGCAACCCATACAACCTAATCTTTTTTTTATATTTAAGCTACCATCGGCATTGTAATATAATGGGTGCAATTTAATATTGTATTTAATAATGAAGTTTTCAATATCTTTATCTGAAAAATTTAATATCGGCAATATAACTTCAACGCAATTTTTCTTAGATCCATATATTCTGCATATTGTAGGCTCTTTGTAATTTTTTGCTCTTTTATAACTTTCACATCTTCTAATTCCTTGTATTGCCTTATCTAAAATTTTGTATTCTTTTAGCTTCTCGCAACAAAATCTTGCCCTTCGGGTTGGAAATCCTTTTTCTCTAATAAGTTTCAAAAAAGATTTTGGAGGCCTAATAATCTCTACATTATTCTCAATGCAATGCGCAATGGTTCCTGGAGGGTCAATAGTAGTACATCTATATATAGCTCGATATTTAATACCTGCCAATTGCGCGAGCATAAGTATCACGTCAGAATCTTTTCCACCCGAATAGCAGAGCTCAACGACTTCATTCTTGCATGTTGATTGCAGCAATTTTATCGCCGCTTCTATTTTTTTAGCTAAAGATTCTTCCATAATTTTTTTGGTTTTAATCTCGGTCTTATCGCAAAAACACCAAGCCATATTATTCCTCCACTTTTACGCCAAAAGGAACTCCGTCAGCAAAAACAAATCTATTGAAAACCTCTTCGAAAGATATAACAACAGTTGGCGAATCGTACGAAACACCAGTAGTAGCCACCTTTGTGATACAATCTCTTATATTATTAAACCTATCATACGTATATCCAAAAGGTTGATGCTTCAGCATCTCCTGCCAACACTCTTCTGCGCTGGCAAAGGGACGATAATTAGGCTCTGGCTTGATGCGAAATATATTTGGACTTTCTCCAAGAGTTCCAATAGGTAAACCTTCCCTTTCTGTTAGGTCTGTCCAAATACTTCTATCATCTAACATCTGAATTACTTTTCCTTCTGCAAACGCTTGCAGGGTAGGCAGTGCCTTATTAGCTTCTTCTCTTGTCATATTTTCTTCTTTTTGTAAATCCGTTATTATATTTTCATAATATTTTAAATGTTTAGAAGAAATACTTTCAAAATATTCTTTTATCACCAGATCACTACTATAATTCCACATATCTTTCAACATGGTAACAATCGCTTCTTTTTGATCTGAATCATACATAACCTTAAACATTTCTGTTATAAGACTTATATGAGATTCATCAGGAATTCTATCACGGAATGTTTCTAACATGAAGTTATATAATTCCTTATTAGACAGCTTGCTCATCAAACTATTCAAATATATTGTTGCATATGCGCTCATTGCTTATTCTCCTTAACTTCAACAAAATCAATAAGGTATTTGTTTCTCTTATGAACTCCCTTTATTACTGGAACTATGTTATCATAGCAACTAATCATCAAATCACCATTTGCAACAGATACTCGAAATTTATCAGTTCCTATTGCCATAAAGTTATTTCTTTTCTTCATATTCTCTCTTCTTTTTACCCTCTCCACCTGTCACATGGAGAGGGTGGTTAGTTACTCTGTTACAACTTCCCAGTCTTCCGCAAATACATCAGACGAAGAAGGAATCCATGAGTCTGCTCTGCCATCAGGATTGATAATCAACATCTGATTGGTGTAGTCAATGTGAGGATTCTCACGGCCCATCAAGATGTTCTTGGCAGACTGAGGGAGTGACTGCATATTAGGAATGATGTCACAAGTAATATGAGAAGGAACTTGCTTCACGACAAATAAACCTTTGCCATTCCAACCATTACGTCTTACCGCAAGACCAGCCCTCAAAGCTTCTATTACCTCTCCGAAACTCATACCTTTGACTTCACGATATGCTTTTTCAAATACATCTTTTGGAGACCAAGAGTCATAAAAGCTACCATCTGGATTTGTATACCTTACATGATAACCGTCTCTCCACTCATGGTTGTCACTGTTTTTACGTGCATAGCCAATATGCTCTGCATCAATCTCGTTCATTGGTCTGGCTTCAACTACCTTAGTGCCAATGTACTTCTTTAAATTTAAATTACATTTATCCATATTACTTATATTTATATCCCATAAGGGATGGTTAGTTACTTCTTTATTTGATTCCCCATTCCTTCCTATAGTTGTATGGCTCAGGAAATCCTTCTACTATATTTTCAGAAATAAAGACCTGTGTTCCATGTGAAGAATTACAACCCCAATTAACACCTTCATTATTCTCGAATGATTCTTTTGTTGAGTTATGTAAACTATATGTTTTCTGTAAACCATAGCCCATACAACCTTGACCTGCAAAAATCCCTTTATTAAGAACATCTATAGCATATTTCTCAGCTATGACTTCTGCATAATCATAGCTTGATGGAATTACAGCTACATGGGCAATACTCTGAAACCCTCGTCCTTCATTATAATCAAAGTTGTAGTATATAGAAAAGTATTTTATTTTGTCAAGAAACTCATCCTCATACTTCTCACATTCCTTTTGTCAAGAAACTCTTTGCCGTCTTTTGCAATATAAACGGTCTTCTGAATTGTCTTTTCTTCCATATTACTATCTTTTATGCCCGAAGGCTGTTAACCAATCAAATATATCAAATTAATAAATGATAATATAAAAATGACTACACCTAATATAAAAAGAATGACACCTATAGTAGCGAGCCATTTATCTTTAATCAAATACAATCCGAAAATAGCCATAAATAAGCCCAAAAACATTACCATTATTAATGCTAACACAATACCTACACCTCCATTTCTGAGTTAAGTCCTACTTATCCTTATCTTCGTCATAAGGACACTTAAACATTAAAGGGCAAATTCCACAAGGTGTTATCTGTCTTTCTTTACATCTACTTCTTGATTTGTAGCTCATACCTTTATCTGTTTAAAGATAACATTCTTGTGGTCTGAACGCTCATCAGCAGAACAATTTCCTACGCAAGCTATATCATCAGAATTAAAGAAACAGCCTGTGCAAGGCATTTTGTTCTCATCGTATTCAACAACTTTAATGACGAACTCTTCTCCAACTTTAGGCTCTTTCATTTTCTTCCTCTCTTTCTATTTAAAAGTTTCTGTCCATACTCCTTTGGAGAAGTCGTATTAATGACAACCTTTGGCATTGATTCTCTTGGTAACCTTTGATAAAGGTAATAACCATCTTTATCACGATACATCATTGCTTATCTCCTTTCTTTTTAGGAACATATACGTTTAACACATCATTAAACTCATAGCAGTCTGGGCAGTAGTGCTTATCGCCTATCTCTACCCATTCGCTTTCCATTGCTTGCTCTTTGGCTGTTCCTTCGTCCAACCGAGCCACAATGCCATTAAACTCATCAATGAAGGTTTTTCCGCATCTATCACATACGACAGAATACATAGTAACTTGTTTAATCATTGCTCACCTCCTTTCCATTCATCGGTAGTACCCACGAGGAGCTTAGTCTGGTCGTTATAAGGAAGGATAATTAAGTTAACCAAATCTTCATCTATAGACATACCCATTGGAATAGCACCATACTCATCAACATAAGAAACGAAACTTGCTCGCCATATAGAGCCTTCACAATTCCGTATCTTCCAAATACATCTGTCGAATGGCTTAAACTCGCACTTTGGCTTCAAATCAACAATCTGTTTCTTCACAGCATCCCAAGCTTTGCCTTTCTTTGCAAGAGCATCAAAGAGTTGTTTCTGCTCTTCTTCTGTAGATGGACGAGCTGTACAGAAGTCTTTTTGACAATAACTATCATCATTAACAATAGCTATGTTTCCATCGAGGTAAGCATGACAGTAATACTTTTCGACATCTTTTGCCCTGAAGATAAAGATAAGATTATTTCCAATTTGAGGCGTAATGGTAATAATATCTCCATCCTTGAACTCAGGATGAGGTTTCTCTACTTCCAAGGTCTCACGATTGAACTTACCACCCAATTTTTTCTCAATGGTTTTGATATAGGACTGAGCTTCATTATCGTTGGCTTTCTCAAATACAGAAGTAAGCATTTTGGTTTCTTCTTTACAATAATCTTCTTCGTCACATTCTTTCCAAAGATAATGCTTGCCTTTAAATCTTGTGTAGGCATCATCTTCAAACTTTTCAAAGATAATATGCACGTTATCTTTGCTAACCAAGACATCACCTTTCTTCCAATCGAACTTGCGCCAGTCACGCATTTCTTTTGAAGGAAGAAGAATCTGTAAACCATCAGGACATCCTCTTACAGTACCAAATTCGGAATAACCACGATGGCAAGTAGTATTATTATCTGTCTCATTTGTACACCAAACTACTGTTTCTGTATCTGTATTGCTGATTGTATCTAACTCTACATCTACATTATACAGCAAATCATATAACTTAGTTCCTTGCGGTTTATCTTTCAGGATTTCCGTTATGTTAATTTCTTTTTCCATAATCGTATTGTTTAGTTGTTGTAAATTGCGTCCAAGATTTCTCGGAAGTTAGGGTTGTCAATGACAGCTTGGGCATCTTTTTTATTCTTAAAAAATACAGGACCAATAGACGCTTTGCATCTCTCAATTAGACTATAAGAATTAGAAACAAAACTAAAAGTAATAAAATATTTAAGTTCATTACTTCTCCAATCGGGTTTCCAATCGCCATTGTAATATCTTGCTATATTCATAAGGCGATCAGTAGCACAGAGTTTGAAAGCATTGTTATCATCAACAGGTATGCCTGTTCTGTTTCCTTCAAGATCTAAAGAATTTTCTATATCTTCATAACACAATTCTTTCTTTCTAAACTTGATAACGCCAGTATCAAAGTCGCAATTTTCTACATCTATCTCCATCCCATCAGGGATATTGATAGTTAGTTTATTATTGTCTTTGATTTCCATATCTTTTTTAATTTCTTTGAAACACACGTTACGGGTATCCATTCTGTTGCTTGGGCTACAAGTTCCTGCTACATTTTCTAAATAACTCCTTTTGCTATAGCATTCTTTTTCTAAATCACAAAACGCACAAAAGTAATCAGGTAGTTCTGCTACCTCATAAGTTTTCCCTTTAAATTCAAAGGTTTCTCCGATTTTTCTTTCCATAAGCTAATTTCTTATTATTTCTTAGTACAAGAAGAGTTGAGTTGTAAAACCTCAGTGATGAACATAAGCACATTGTCGCCGCAGTCGACAACCTCATGTTTGTATTTCTCTGCCTCCTCGATGAAGTGATGCCTGCTTTCATTGAAACCACATACCATAGAGCCTTCAAGATTGGCAAAGAGGTAATTGTTCGAAAAAGCACGACAGCATGGGCAGAGATTGATTCCGGCTGCACGAATAGTGTTTCGTATTGGTTCGTTGTTGACACGAAGAAAGACGAATTTGCCTTGTTTAGTAGCCACCTGCTTACGAGATAAGCAGAGATACAAAGACACAGATAAGAGGCATGTGAAGATGATAATTAATAAAGCTACGAACATTGTTATTGATTTTTATTTGTTGTTTTTATTATTCTTTTCTGGGTAAAGAACCTTGTTGACGTTCATTTTGTCGATATTGACACGAGGGAGTTTGTGGGTGTTAGGATCGAGGCCATGTTGCTTGCAATAGTCTATCCATGCGGCTATACCATGCGGCTTTGCTGCATCACGCAAGCGCTGCTGCTTGCGCTGCTCATCCTCGTAACGGGCACGCTCCTTTAGAAGGTTGGCATCGAACGCGATTAGTGCCTTCATAACGTCCTGAGGATTAATGACAGACGTGTCGCCATCATGATTATAATGGACAAGTTTGCCGTATTCGCCATTCGTGAAAGCCACGAAAGCATAATCAAGTTCTGGGACTGTCCAGTAGTAGAACCGATTGCAGATACGGACTGCGAGAGTCTGTATCTGATACTCTTCAACAATATCAAAGGCTCCAAGATAATGAAACACCTCTATAAGTCGGCTCTTAACCCAGGAAACAAGCCTACGAAGGTCGTTCTGATTGCGACGGACAGCTGCAATCGTTTTCGATTGTCCGCGCGATATAGCATCACTGAGTGATACAGGATGTATATATACGCCTCCAGTTTTAGCTATTTCCGAGGATTCTTGCCGCTTTGGAAGCGAGTCTGAGGGAACGTTGTTGCTCATTGTCTTGTTGCTGAATAATCTCGTCATTCCAGCACTCACCGTTGAGATAGGTGAGTGGGTCTTTCTGAAATTGTTTGTCTTTGATCGTTTTAACATATGCAGGAGTAGCAGCTATGCACGCTTCTCGCTGCGAAGGAGATAGGCGAAGCCATTTCTGCTGCGCCTTCTTCTTTCCGCGCTTCTTGTCGTAGAGAAGCCACCATCGCTCGAAGGACGCGAGGTCGTCGGAGAAATTCTGCTCCTTATAATACTTGTCAGTACGTGCGAACATGGCACCGGCTATGAAAGCTTCGAGGCGTGCGTTATCGTCTTTTGCATAACGAGCTGCCTCTTGTCTGATTTCTTTTGGTAGTATCATATCTTGAGAGTTTAAAAAGGTGACACATTATACCCAGCCTTTGCTGGACTCAACCTCACGCTGACAATACTTAACGGCCAGTTCGTCCTCCTTGTCGGGTATCATGATTTCCCGACTTTCCGCAAAGTCGATAACACCACGGATGACGGATGAAGCCTCTGCGGTGTCGAGAAGCCCGAGCGGCTTGAACTTAGGATAACCCATCTTATCATATTCTCCAGTCATGAAAATGTGAGGAGCCACATTCTTTTGAATTTCAGAAAGAGTCTGGTAGAACGTCTGTCCGAGCTTTGATGAAAGGTACGTGATAATGAATGCGAGATAAGCTTTCTGCATATCTGTAGCGACAGGGTGGAACTTTCGGATTTCGAGCGAGTAACCTATCTCCTTAGCCTTGTCGATTTCTTTCAAGGCTTTCATATACGTGCGTAGGTTGTTGAGATTTGAAAAAACAGGCATAGTGTAAAAAAATTAAATTAAATCGAGAGTAAAGCCTTTGGTGGCATAGTAAGTTGGAACGCCAAGAACCTGTTGGAACTTGTTTACAGCCTTGCTTGGCTGCAGGTGGCGCGAAGATCCATGAATAAGTATTATTTGACGGGTAGAATTGTCTACCTCGCACTGTTGCAAGAACTTAACGGCATGGTCGAGGCTCATGTGAGACAAACGAACGCGGTCCGCCTGGCTGACGGACGTTTTACCGTCGTCAATAGCCTTGTTGAGTAAACTATCCTCGTAATTGCACTCCATTAAGTAAGTGCGGCAATACTTTATTATAGTGTGCAGATTGTAGCAATCTGTAGCGAAGAAGATAGAACCGAAGTCGGGGTAGAAAACAAGATAACCGTAATTGGCAACATCATGTTCTACTGCGAAGGGAGTAACCTTAAACGAGCCAAAAGAGTATGTTTTCCCTGTGTCCATTTTGTCGGTATGATAACGATTTGCTACATCTTCACAAGAAGATATGTCGATACCTGCAGAGAAATATTCGGGAATATACTTTGCGTGATCGCCATGTACGTGCGAGACGATGCATCCAACCACCTTGTTCGTCTGATAACCGATAGCCTTCTTGACCTCACGAATGGGTCTGCCAGCTTCAAGCAGCAGGATTTCTCCTGAGGCTGCTTGAAGGGCATACGCATTGCCTTTTGACGATGAACCTATAACGATGAGTTTCATATTAGTTTAATTTGAAAGGATTTGGTTTGGCTGATTGCGGCTGTGATACTTCGTCACCTGGCTGTACAATTTCGCCAGTGGTTGTGTCGACAGTAGCAACTTCCTTTGCTTCGGCAAATTCAGTATCACGCAGCTCCTCTGCCGAAATGCAAGGAGCCTCGTCTAAGCTAAGAATATCATTATTCTCGATTGAGAGTTCTCCCCACTTTGAAAGTAACTGGCGAAGAACAGTCTTGATTGCCATACTCTCGAAGTTTGCGAGCCAACCCACTCCATCGCATGCGGTAAAACCTGCCTGCTTTAATGCGATTTCTTTCAGCGATTGTACCGTTACATTCTGGCTGAACTTGACGGTAGGACTATACTGCTTTGCGTATGCGCAAACATCATCCAGGGACATATAGAAAAGTTTGGAGAAACCATCCTTCTTCTCGAAATATGCGAAATATCCTACCGGGACGTTAGATGTTCTCTGTCCTGTCAAGTCCAACTTACCTCTAACCTTGTCATAGGCTTTCAATTCGCCTTCGTAAACCACATCGGCATTGATGTTAGCATACTTGTTGGTGCGCATAGCGAGCTGCAAATATCCTCGAACACCGATAACAAGCGTTGGAGTCATTACATCCTTTGTCTTGAAAGGTAGAATGTAACACTGCCCAAGTTGCTTGTTGAGGGGGAGATGGAGAGATGCTGCTTTAAGTGCCTCTGCCATAAGGTCGGTAGGCTTGCACCGCATTAACTTCTCATCAGAGGAGAAGAGTTCCATCAGGCTTGTGCAGAATGTTCCTTTGTTCTCACGCAGGGTATTCTGTAAAAGAGACTGATAATAATTGTTGTTCATCACGTCCTGAAAGGACTTTACCGCCATTGCCTTAGTTGAAGGCTGCTTTGCTACTGCTGTTCCTGTCATTCCTGCCATAATTTTTATTTATTTAGAAATTTAATTAATTCTTCTTTTGTTCTAAAACATTCCAATTCTTTCCGCATTGGAAAGATTGGGAAGTGATAGGTGATGCAAGGCTTTGCTGTGCCGTGTTGCTCAAACTTGATGCAGGAGATGTTGGCACGGACAATCTTGTATCCGTCAAGAATATAGACAGCATCACCTATGTTGTATTTCGTCTTAATCTCCATCTTCGAATATGTATTCGAAGATGGATGAAGGAGTGACGCGTAGACGTATCTGCTGTCCTCCACGATAGATAGGAGAAAGGTTGCTCTCACACTCATCAAGGACGATAGGAACGGAGAGACCAAATTTCTCGGCTACTGTATACGCTATGTCAATACCGGCATTAGCCTTGGCTGCTGTATTGAGGCTGCTGTAAGGTACGCCATCGTGATAACACTCACAGGCCTGCTTCCGTTCGCCTTCGAGAGTTGTCCTAAAAAGCGAGAACTGAACGTAGGAAAAATGCTCGTTGACACGTTCTTCGAGGAGTTGGCAGGCTTTCTGCTGATAATCATTAGCGATGTCAAGTTTCTGGTCGATATCATCGAGCTGGCCCTGGAATTTCGCCTTGTCGCCCTGTGCATTAGAAATGAGGGTGGAGATGTGGTCATAGGTCTCCTTTACGGCAAGACGAGAAGAAAGACTATCAACAGCCTGCTGTTTCTCTATCTGCTGTTTCTTCAGATCAATGAGAAGTTGAGAAATGTCTTTCGTAGAATCTGACGGCTTGTTGAGTTCATCGGTAAGCGACTGTAGTTCCTCGGATGCATGCCTGTAGTTCTCGTTGGCTGCAAGAAAATCGTCTGACGTGCGCACATTTTCGGACAGTACAGATTTGAGATGTATGTCAGCCTGTTTCTTCGCTTTCTGAGCTTCTGTGAGTTGGTTGGTGGTAGAGCGGCGTTCTTCATCGGTATTCTCGATGAGTTTCTTGATGTCGGTATAACGCTGCTGAAGGTCACTAAACTCTTTCTGCAGTTCTTTCTGTCTGTCGGCAATATCCTTATTGAACCTGTCGTGAGACTGCTGTTTTAATTCTGCCACCCTATCGAGCGGCAGAGGTTGTCCGCAATGTGGGCACATAGAGTCGGCATCGTCCCACTCCCATTTCATCTGAGAGATTAACGTGGAGCGCTCGTTGAGTTTACTAACCTCAGCCTCGCACTCTTCCTTATGTTTGTTGGCCTGGATTTCGGTGTTAGTGAGTCCTTCCATCTTCTGCTTCAACTCATCGACCATTCGGGTAGCTGCTGAGGATGCGGCTCTGGCAGAAATCAAATCCGACTCGTGCTTTGTCGCCTCTTCATTGGCAAGGTTTCGTGCAGAAGTGGTCATTTCGTCAATGCGCTTTCGTGTGAACTCTATGCGACGACGAAGTCCCTCATTGCGCACGGAGTCTGTTGCGCCATTCTGTGCAAGATTAATCTTTTCGCTAACCCCCTTGAGGCTCTTCTTCGCCTCGTCAATCTCTGCAGCCAGCTTTTCCCAGTCTTCTGCCTGAGGAAGTGCGTTATTGAGTTCTGCGAGACGGACAGGGACCTTGTCAAGATTATCCTGTACCTCCTTACGTGTGTACTTGAGGTGATGGATGAAAGCTTCGAGTTCTCGTTTCTTCAATTCCTCGGTAATGAAGTCGTATCTCGTATCGCCTTGCGTAATGTCTTCCTGAGTGACTTCCGGTACAAGGGACTGAATGAACTTGCGCTGTTCCTGCCATGACATAGAAGTGAAGGCCGTGGCAGATGAGCATAGCCGAAATGTCTTCTCCGGGCAGATATTTTCAATCGCCTTGCGGTAGTCGCCAGCTGTCACCACTTCGCCATCAATGAAATACTTGTAAGTATTCTTGACCTGCTCACCCTTCCATAAATCGGTAAGCGTGCGCTTGAAGGTTGTCTCCTCGCCATCTACGCTGATAGTAAGCGAAGCCTCATGCGGAATCTCACGGATGATTTGATGGTTGGAGTCGTAGGTCTTGATGTCGAGTGCATTGCCAAACTTGTCAGTACCGAAAAGTACGTAGTAGATGGCATTGAAAATTGTCGACTTACCAATACCATTGCGCCCACAAATGGTAGTGATGTTGTGATAGAACTCTATCTCTGCGTTATCAATTCCGCAGAAGTTTAACAGAGTGACTTTTTCAAATCGTATTGTTTTCATATTATTTTAATGTAATTAAAATGTCGTTGACAGTCTTTGAAATTTCTATCCTATTCTTCTCAAGAAGATGGTTTAGATTTTCGGAAAGGTCTTTTTGTACGGCTGTCCTTAGCTGAGCGTAAAGAACACCGCGAGGAACATGATGCTCATCTTGCATCATACTGCGAATAAGATCAAGTAAATATTGTTGCATTTTCTTTTGAATAAAATCCCACAAGGTGAGCAGGAGGACTATCCAGTGCCAGCTGCCACCAAGTGGGAAACAAACAGATAATAAAAAATGAATAACAACCACTAATTGCAGTCTTATAGTGAAAGGCTTCTCTCTAATAAAAGCCTATCGACTTCTTTTTTGTAAAAATCAATCATTTGCTTTAGCTCGAACAAAGACCAGTTTCTGCTTTCCTGTCTTGCCCGTACTTCTATCAGGTCAACACGCTGCTCACCGATAGAGCGGACAAGCGCCCTGCGGTACATCTGAATATTACCCTGATTGAATATATTGCAAGCAACGCACTGCGGTCGGCAGTTGTCTTCTGCAAACCGGGTAGACATATATCGTCGTGACATATAGTGCCCATTTTGAATATCTTTCCAGAAGAAAATCTTGCCGCAAGATATACATCTGCAATATCCGTTCTTGTCAGAATTCTTGAGACGTACGTAATAGCTGAACCACTTGTCTAATTTCTTAATTAGAGCAGGCTTGCTTAGTCCTGCTTTGGCCTTTTTCTTCTCCTGAGTCTGCTTAGCCTGGTTCCAGGGCGCACGTTTGAGAGGCGTACGTCTGAGGGGCTTGTATCGTTTTAATGCCATATACCTTATTATATATATAGAAATTAAAGGGTGTCATATATTCCTTCTGGCTTCCCGAGATCGGCAGACATGTTCACTATCTTTACATTGTAGACGTGTATCATGCGATACCTGTATTCGAAGAGCTTGAGATTGTCGCTCTTGTCGGATAATAGCTGTCGGTATATATAGTCAACCTTATCTTGATAATATCTTGTTGATGATAATCTAATCATATATCTAATCGCTTTTGCGGTTAATTAAAAGCCAGTCTACCTTCGCAGGTAGACCGACAAGAAAAACAATATTCAAAGCAGCCGCTGCTGCATAAAAAAATAGAAAGATGAATAAATTTATAGTACGCAAGAGCGGAATCGAACCGCAGTGTTCACAAAAGGAAGATTGTTTTATACCACTCTGTGATAAACACTTGTCTCCTGTTGACATCTTGCGCTGCTGGCATCATGCGCTACCATGAAAATTAAGGGGCATTCCCACCATACCATATATACATAAAATCGCTAAACAAAAAGTCAAAGAGCAATCGAGCAATCACCACAACAACTGGCGCTTTCTCAAGTTTGCGATTAAAAAGGAAGGCGGTGGTATGATGCTCGCCCGCAACATCTAATTCTGGTTAATGGACTATACCGCCTACCGCCTTACCATGAAAACGCAAATAATAACTTGCCAACGCAGGAGGATTCGAACCTCCGTCTCTCACCTGCTTTTTAAAGGGCTTATCGCAGGAACTTCACTACTTATCATTCACATGGCTTATAACAACATTATAAAAAGCCCTCGCTCTAACCAACTGAGCTATGCGTTGATGTCTTAAACCTCATCTATCTTCACAGACCAATGAGGAAATGAATACACCTATTCTAACATCTAACATTAATACCACAAATGGGACAATGGTGTTCGTCTATATAACACACCTATATATTGAGAATAATGATTATGTTCTCATCTTCATGACATCTTTACCCTCAGCGCCGCCAAATTCATTAATGGCTGCTTCTCGGATTAATGAAGCCAGTTCGCTATTGGTATGATACCTCAGAGCATTGTAGATTGTTGACTTGGATGCTCCGAATTTTTTCATCAGCGTAGGAATTTTTCGCTCGTCCACGAAAATTTTCCGAAATCTTACTATCTTTATCATAATTTATTGTTATTTTTGCAGTGTAAAACTAATATTGCACGAATGTAAGTGATTAAATACGGGTGCAAATATACTTAAACTTGTTTAAATGTGCAAGTATATGGGCAATAATTTAGTGAATATTTAGGAATGTTTACGTTAATAAACACTT